AGCCAACCACAGTTAGTGGAGCTGCAGATACTATAAAGGGCTTGTTGAACCAATCAGCTGACACTCAACCTGCACCAACTGAGACCGCAACGGTTACAGAAGAAACATTAACGCAAACTACAGGGCATGTAGATAAAATTACAAAAGAAAATATAACTAATGCTCTAAGTGACGTTCCTAACGAAGATGCTTTGTCTGAAGAATATGATGAATCAGTTGAATCTGACATTGTAGAAACTACAGAGATTTCTGAGGAACCCATATTCCCTGTTATAATTGACGGACAAAAATATGAGGTTAACCAAAACGAACTCATTAATGGATATCAACGACAAGCAGATTATTCTCGTAAAACAGAAGAACTATCTATCGAGCGCAAACAGCAAGAAGATCAGATTCAACGTGAACGAGAAACTGTTCAATCACAAATGGCTAATTTACATTCACTTGAACAATCTTTAAAATCCCAATTAGACTCTGAATTACAGAGTATTGATTTTGATAGAATGTACGAAGAAGATCCTGTACAAGCTTCACGCTTACAGTATCAAATGCAAAAAAGACAAAAAGATCTTGATGCAGCTCGTATACAAATTCAACAGCAACAACAAGCTGAGTATCAAAAATATGTATCTGAACAAGAAAAACAGATGTTTATTAAGATGCCTGAAATGAAAGATGCTGCAAAATCTACTGAGATAAGACAAAATATGAAAACATATTTATCTGATCAAGGTTATATGGATCAAGAAATTGCTGGATTAACAGATCACAGAATGCTTTTAATACTTAAAGACGCAATGGCATACAGAAAACTTCAGAAATCTAAACCTGGAATTGTAAAAAAAGTTGCTGATGCTCCAAAAGTATTAAAATCTGGAACTGCAAAAACTAAAGGTGAACGTAAAGACTTAGCTATGAATGATAGTAAAAAACGCCTAGCTAAATCTGGTAGATGGCAAGATGCTGCTGCTATATTTAGACAAGGTATTAACACTAAATAATCATAAATAATATAAGGAGACCTTAAATGGCACAACCAACAAACTTGTATGATACTTATGACACTACTGGTATTCGAGAAGATTTGGCTGACGTAATATATAATATTGCACCGTCAGATACACCAATTCTTTCTGCTATACCTAGAGCTGTCGCAACATCTACAGCCCACGAATGGCAAACTGACACATTAGCAGCTCCTGGCGCTAATGCTGTTATTGAAGGTGACGAAGCAACTACAGATGCTATGGTAGCAACTGAAAGACTTAAAAACTTTACACAAATCATGGATAAAGTAATCTCAATATCTGGTACTCAAGGAGCTGTTGATGCAGCTGGTAGAGCAGATGAGATGGCTTACCAAATCGCTAAAAAATCTAAAGAACTTAAAAAAGATATGGAATTCGCTATCATTAAAGAAAACGTATCTGTTGCTGGTTCTGCAACTGCAGCTAGAGAAATCGGCTCATTTGCTACTTGGATTAAAACAAATGGTGATGCTGCTGGTGCTTTATCTACTGGCTTTAACTCATCAACTGGCTTAACTGCTGCACCTACAGGTGGAAGTGATAGAGATCTTACAGAAACTATTTTAAAGACTGTAATTCAAGAAGTTTACACTGCTGGTGGAGATCTTGATATGTTAGTAGTACCGCCAAAAGTAAAACAAGTAATATCTGGATTTAATGCGAATACAACTCGTTTTGGTCCTGCTGAAGCAAGAACTGAATATGCAGCTATTGACGTATATTCTTCTGACTTCGGAGATATCAACATTGTTCCTAACAGAGTAATGGCAACTACTGATGACAAAGCTTGTTTCTTAATCCAAAGCGACATGATCGCAGCGGCTTACTTAAGAGATTTCACAATGAGTGAACTAGCAAAAACTGGTGACTCAGACAGAATGCAACTATTAGTTGAGTGGACTCTTGAAATGAGAAATGAAGCGGCACACGGTGTCATTTTAGATATCAACCAATAAGAGTAACTAGGGGGAGGCTTTTATGCCTCCTCCTTTTATTAAGGATAAATTATGTATTATAAATTAAGTGGAGTAGTTCAAAAAGTAGACTACACAGGAACAGCTGCAAATAGTTCTGCTATTTCAGATCAAGTAAGATATGTTAGATTATATGCAACTACAGATTGTTTTATTACAATCAGTAATCCTGCTGTAACTGCTACAACTGCTAAAACACCTTTAGCTGCAAAGGACTATGAAGTATTTAAAGTAACTGCAGGTAATATTATATCTGCTATTAAATCTGCTGATAATGGTTCATTATATATTTCAGAGTTAACGGAGTAGATATGACAACAAATAAAAGTCCAAGCACATTTAAAGTAAATATTAATCATACAGTAGCTGTTGCTGATTCTTCTGCTGCTAATAGCTCAGCCTTTAATAGTGAGACTAGAGAAGTTAGAATTGTTTGTACTGTAGATTCTTATGTAGAGTTTGGTGCATCACCAACTGCTGCATCATCAAGTTTAATTATTCCTGCTTATACTCCAGAGTATTTTAGAGTTGCACCTTCTACTAAGGTAGCGTTTTTAAGAGTAGGCTCTGTAACAGGAACTGCAAGAGTGACAGAAGTAACTCAATAAAATGCAACGATTTTCATTAAGAGGACAAGATCGCTATCGTGATCGCAGAACTGATGTACCTAATGAAGTTTTACAGCTAGAAGATTTAACTTATTTGTTAATGGAAGAAGGTTCTAACCTTAGACTTGAACAAGCAGTAGGAACTGTATTTAGTGGAACCCCAATTCGTAGTTAATGACATTTCAAGAATTAATCCAAGTATTGAAAAAGAAAGAAACTTCTTCACAGCAATACAATAAAAATAAGCAAAGAAACAAAGTTTTAAGAAAGAGAATAAAGAATGGCTGATAGTAAGATTTCAGATTTAACAGCATTAACTAGCCCTGCCAGTGCAGACCAGTTTGTATTAGTAGACGCTGATGCTGGTGTAACGAAGAAAATAACTTTTGCAAATTTAAACTCTGCAATGTCTAGTGCTGTTGCTGCTGACGATATAGGCGTTGGTGATGCTGCTGTAAATATAGCAACAAGTGCTGGTAATATTACTATTGATGCTCAAGCAGGTGATACCGATATTATATTTAAAGGCACTGATAACACATCTGATATAACTGCTTTAACCCTAGATATGTCTGAAGCTGGAGCTGCTGCATTTAACTCTACAGTTACTGCTACAGGATTTATTATTGGTAGTGCATCTATTAATGAAACTGAATTAGAAATACTTGATGGAGCTACTCTATCTACTACTGAATTAAATTATGTTGATGGTGTTACTAGTGCTATTCAAACACAGCTAAATACTAAATCACACATTAATTACAATTTAACTAAAACAGCAAACTACACAGCAGTTGCTGGTGATAAAATATTATGTGATACTTCAGGCGGTGCGTTTACAATTACACTTCCTGCTAGTCCTAGTGCTGGTGATGAAATACATGTACTTGATGCAACTGCATCATTTGACTCAAACAACTTAACTATTGGTAGAAATTCAAAAAAAATACAAGCAGCTGATGCTGACCTTACTATTACTACACAAAACACTGGTATTGGTTTAGTGTTTTATAATGATACGTATGGTTGGAGAGTTCTAGTTGATGCGTATGATGTTGATGTAACAGAATTATAATATGACTGATATATATAATCCTAATCAAGATATACATGTAGATAAATCTACAAGTAAATTAGTAGTAAAACATTCACAAGATATATCTCCTATATTACAAAGTAATAAAATAAGTCGCAATCATAGAAATGGAGAACAAAAAGGTGAGTTTCAACGTATAGCTCAAATACCTTTAATAGCTTTACAAATTAAATGCAAAGAACTATTTGGTCATTCAAATTGGTGGCAAGTACATAAAGATGATCAACGTAATATCATTAAAAAAATGATTAATAGTAATGAGTTCGAAAATTTTAGAGTAGGAGATAAGAAACTATAATGGCTTTAAATAATTATGCAAATTTACAAACTTCTATTGCTAATTGGTTAGCACGAGATGATTTAACTAATGAAATACCTGATTTTATATCGTTATGCGAAGCAGAATTTAATAGAGAGCTGCGTATAAGATCTATGGAAAATACTGAAACTATTACTATTGATGCTGAACAAGAAGCATTACCTACAGGATTTTTAGGAGTAAGAAGTTTTTTTCTTAATAATAATGGTAAAACAAAACTTACCTATAGTACACCCTACAACCAATTTGATATGAGAGGTTCTAGTAGAACAGGTACACCTCAAGCTTATAGTATTGAAGGTACTAACTTTCGTTTCAGTCCTACCCCTGATACAACTTACACAGCAAACCTTGTGTACTACAAGGCATTTGACTCCCTGTCAGATAGTACAACAACTAATTTCATACTCACCAATCATCCTGCTGTATATTTATATGGTAGTCTATATCATGCGAGTAATTTTATTAGGGGTATTGCACCAGACACTGTTGCACAATGGCAACAATTATTCGTTACTGGTATAAATCAAATTAAAGAAATGGATGAAAAAGAAAAACATAATGGTTCTCCATTAATACAAAGATCGGGTATAAATATTAACAATTTTGATAACGTATAATGCAGTTACCTTTCGGAGAATGGCTACCAGATTTGCCAGATCATATTAATCCAGGTGCTACACAAGCTAAAAATGTATTTCCTGCTGTAACTAGTTATAGACCGTTTAATAATATAGCTGCTACTTCAAGTAACGCTACTGATGCTAGAGCACAAGGTGGTAAAGCTTTTAAATCTGACAGTGGTGTTGTATCTATTTTTGCTGGAGATAAAACAAAACTTTATAAATTAACAGGAAATGCTTTTGTTGATGAAAGTGGTGGCACAACATTTGCAACAGATGCAGAAGGTTATTGGGATTTTATTCGATTTGGCGAAGTGGTAGTTGCATTTAATGGTGTTGATGCACCTCAAGCATGGACATTAGATAGCTCAACTGATTTTGCAGCACTAAATGGATCACCTCCAGTATTTAGACATGCTGCTGTTGTTGGTAATTTTATAGTTACAGGTCATCAACCAACTTTACAAAACAAAGTACAATGGTCTAGTTTTAATAGTGCAACCTCATGGACAGTTGGTACAAATCAATCTGACTCTGAAGTATTACCTGAAGGGGGTGTTGTTACTGGTTTAACTGGCGGACAATACGGATTAATATTTCAAGAATCACGTATTACTCGTATGGATTATCGTGGTGGTAATGTTGTATTTCAATTTAGAAGAATAGAAGATAATAGAGGAGCTATACAAGGTAAGAATATTATACAAGTAGGTAACTTAGTTTATTTTTTATCTGAAGATGGTTTTTATGTTACTGATGGTAATGCTTCTAGACCTATTGGTGCTAATAAAGTTGATCGTTTTTTCTATAATGATCTAAAGTTTGGATTAAGAGAACGAGTAAGAGCATCTTATGATCATGAAAACAAATTAGTTATGTGGTCTTATCCTTCAACTACTGGTAAAAACTCTAATACACAAAACGATAAAATTATTATATATCATATTGCTAGTGAAAGATGGTCATTAGTAGAACTAGATCACGAAGTAATAATTGATTACTTATCACCTGGATTTACATTAGAAGATTTAGATGATTATCCGTCATCAGGTGCTAATGATTTAGATGCTATAACAGTATCATTGGATAGTCCTGTATTTATTGGTGGTTCAAGATCGGTAGGTGCATTTAGTACAGATCATAAATTAGGTTCATTTAATGGTCCTTCTTTAGCTGCAGAAATAGGTACTGGCGAAACAGAAATATTTCCAACTAGTAGATCATTAATAAGCAACGTTAGACCTATTGTAGATACTAGTGCTGCTACAGGTTCATTAACTTTTCGTAATAAAGTTGCTGACTCTTTTACGACTACAGCATCATCATCAATGCATAGCACAGGTAATATACCTTTGCGTAAATCAGCACGATATTTTAAATTTAATCTTAATATACCAGCAGATACATCTTGGTCTGATGCACAAGGTATTGACATAGAAGCAACTAATGAAGGATATAGATAATGGTACTTTTAACTAACCCACAAACAGCAGACTTACAACAACGTATACAAAACAGTAATTTTGGTAGTCCAGATTATTTACAAGGATTTACAGGTACAATGCCTGGATATCAACAAAATCTTTTAGCTAATAATTTTCAACCTGGTTTAATTACACGTGATTTTAGTGGTGGAGCTACATCTATGAATCCATCTGGCGTTCCTAATTATTTAAGTTATACACCAGGAGTACCGCCACAAGCTATAAATAATAATACTATGCTACCAATTGGTCCTATGGTTAATGCTGCAATAGGACAAGGTGAAGGTGGTAGAGGTAGAGGTCCAATGGGAGATGGAAGTATAGGTGGTGGTATACATACAGAATTTATTGGTGATAGAGCTTTTAGATTTGCAGAAGATGGAACATTTACAGAATTAGATCCTGAATCTATGGATTACCAATTTAATAAAATGATGAATAGTTTATTAGATAATACACCAGTAAATACAGGATTAAAAGCATTAGGACTAAATAATAGAAACGCAATAGATCAATATAATACTATAAAAAATAAATATGGTGAAAAAGCTGCACTAGAATTTGATAATAAAATAAATTATGGAGCATTTCAAAGATCAAATCCAACAGAAGCTAATTTTGATAACAGACGTGAAGGTGCTATGAGAGAAGCTAGAGCAACTAATACATCTGAAGCTCAGAAAAAAGTAGCAGCTGGATATGCTGGTGTTAGTAGAGATACATATGAACGTCAAAAAAATCAACGTAAAGGTCAGGGAATGACTGGTGCTACTAATACAGGTAGTAAAGGTGCTGGCGGTGCTAGCGGTAGACAAAAAGGTGGCGGTAGCAATCGAGGAGGTCAAGACGGTACAGGCGGTAAAGATAGTAAACAATATGGTGGTAAGGTAAGCAAAAGTGGAGATCATAGAAGTGGTATGGGTGGAGGCTGGTAATGTCTAGTAAATTAAACTTAACATATATCTACAATTATCCTGCTGCTAGTTTAGAAGGTGCTTTATTAGCACAATATGAATTTCAATTAGTAACAGAAGATGTTGTTAATCAACTTATTACATATCACAATGTAGAAAATCAGGAAGTAGCTGCATGGTTTCTAGCATAGATCAATGCAGAAATTGTTTTCATAGCTGTCATTGTGGAAACAATGGCGTATGTGTTTCTTGCAAATGTCCAAATTGTGAGCATAATGCATTAGATGAATTTTATAAAAGTCTCAATGATGGATTTAATGAAACAGCAAGTAAAGAACCATATAAAACATTTAATACTGATGAAGGAAATGAGTAATGGCACATACTTATAAAAACTCAAAGGTAGATTTAACTACAACTAATGATACAGTTTTATATACATCACCTGCAGCTACTGTAAGTATAGTGAAGTCAATACTTGTTTCTAATGATGATGCAAGTAATGCTTGTGAAATCACAGTTACTCTACTTAATACAGATAATGATGTATTTAGTTTATTTAAACAAAAAGATATAGCTGCTAAAACAACTACTGAATTATTAACTAATCCTTTAATTATGAATACAGATGAAGAATTAAAAGTACAAGCAGAGAATGCAAATGATCTTCATGTTATATGTAGTTATTTAGAAATTACATGATTAAAGCAATATTAATACCAACAGAAAATGTTGAAGAAGCATGGGGTTTAGTAGATAAACACATTCATTTAGCATTAGAAAGATCTGGAGAACATTATAATAGTTCAGATATTAAAGCTAATTGTTTAGATGAAACTATGCAGCTGTGGTTAGGTTGGGATAAAGATGCTGAAGAATCACATTATTGTACAGCTATTACACAAATATTAAAAAGACCAAAATCAAAAGTATGCAATGTATTTATTGCTACTGGTCGTGAAATGAAAAAATGGGTACATGTAATGGATGAGATAGCTAATTGGGCTAAATCAGAAGAATGTACACACGTAGAATCATGGGCTAGACCTGGATGGGAAAGAGTCCTAAAACAATATCAATTTAAGAAAACACACGTTTTACTCGAAAGGAAACTATAATATGTCAGGCGGAGGCGGAGACACAACTGTACAAGAAAATAAAGTATCACCTTATGAACCATCAGAACCATATTTAAATAATATACTAACTGAAGCTTCAAATTTATATCAATCTGGAACTGGTTCACAATATTATCCTGGATCTACAGTAGTACCTTTTGCACAACAAACACAACAAGGTTTACAAGGATTACAAAATTTATCTACAAATCAATTATCTGGATCACCTATGATGCAACAAGCTGCAAATGTGTTTTCTGGTTATGCTGCGGGACAAGCGCCAAACATATTTAGTGGTATGGCACAATTGTCTCCACAACAAGCTTATTTAGGTAATTTACAATCCTCTATTGCTAATCAATCTTTAAATGCTGTACAAGATCAATTTGGTGGTATGGGCAGAACTGGTACTAGTCCAGGTGCACAAGCTGCAGCACAAACTGCATTTACTCAGGCTTATGCTCCAATAGCTACACAGTTAAGTGAAACAGAAAGAAATAGACAATTAGGCATACAACAAGATGCTTTATCTAGACAACAAGTTGCTAATCAATTTGGTCAACAACAACAATTAATGGCTGCACAAGCCTTACCAGGAATGCAATCTGCTGCTGATGCTAGAGCTTTAGCAGGCGCTCAAGGACTAGCTGGCGTTGGTGGTGCATTTGAAGATTTACAAGGTAGAATGTTACAAGAAGATTTACAACGATATCAATATGAACAAATGTCTCCATATAATAGGTTGGCTCAATACGCAGGTATTGTATCACCTATAGCATCTGGATTCCCAATTACGCAACAAGCTGCAGAACAGCCACGTTATAATGCTCTTACAGGAGCTTTAGGTGGTGGATTAACTGGAGCAAGTGCTGCACAAATGTTGGGTTCAACTAATCCATACTTTGCATTAGGTGGAGCATTACTAGGCGGAATGGGAGGATTCTTTTAATGGCTATAGATTTTTTTAATAAAGGTTCTAATTTACAAGGACAATTTAACAACCTATTTGCTAGTGGACAATCTAATAGTGTTGGTTCATCTTTGCAATCAAGATATGATATTAATGATGATGGTTTATTAGAATTAAGTTCTGATTTAGGTGATAAAGAAAAAGTTAATAAATTTTTAACTGGTGTTAGAGAATATGTAGGTCAAGATAAAGAAGAAGGTTTTACTGACAAAATGATGAGTAATCCAGCTTTTATAATGGGTTTATCTTTAATGAAGGGAGCTTCTGAAGGTAAAAATATTGGAGGCGCTTTAATGCCTGCAGCAGAAGCTACACAAGGATTTATTACTAATCAGGAATTAAGAAAAAATAATCAACGTCTTATGAAAATGAAAGAGGGAGAATTTATGATTCAAGCTCTTAAAGATCAACAACAATTTGAAACTACAGATCTTAAAAATACAGCAACAGTTATTAATGAAATTGATTTTGGTAAACTTAATAATATAAGTAAAGAATTGAGTATTGATATAAGTAGATATGACTTTACTAAAAATAAACGTAATGATGAATATACTGAACAATATGTTGCTTCATTAAATGGTGTATCAGAAGAATACAAAAACTTAGTAATAGCAAATCCAAGTTTATTAGGTGATATAAAAAATGCAAGTCAAATTGAAACATTTAAAACTATGTATGATTCTCAAAAATCTCCTAAAGCTCAATCATTATTATCTGGTTTAAAAGTTAGTGATAGTGATTCTGGACAAGCATTTAGAATTATTGATGAACAAGTTATATCTATGGCTATGAATTTAGCAGCTGCAGATGGAAATAGAGATCCTGAAGCTCAAGATTTTATTAAAGCAGAATCAATAGTATTTGATGGTCTTGGCATTAAAGAAAACATTAGATTAAAAGAATGGTTTACAGGTAATAAATATTCTATTGGGTCTGCAACTATTGAAGATATACTTAAAGGTAAAAGAATGGGTGGAGAAGTATTCGAAGGTGTACCAACTATTATTGGTGAAGATGGACCTGAAGTATTTGTTCCTGAAACAGATGGAAATATTATATCTAATCCTAAAACTGCTGGTGGTTATACTTGGGAAGATGCTATTATTGATAGTAGTGAAATGCTCAAGAAGATTAAACAAAGCAGTGGAGCTGAAGAAGCTAAGAAAGCACTTAAGAAATTTAGACCTGATTTATATATCTAATGGCTGAAAATCCTAATGTGGATATGCCTAATGTCCAAATGCCAGAAGTGGGTTTTAACATTAGACCTTTAGGAGAGCTATGGTTTGAAGAATCTTTACCTGCATCGTTATACCAATACTTTACTGGTAACACTAAAAAGAAACAAGCTGCTGACGCTAAAGAAATATTAAAAGTAGCTACTCCTGGTAGTAAAGAGTTTGAAGAAGCTACTCGTATATATAACAAGTTTAGCTATTTATTAGAAGAAGGCGGTACATTTGATGCAAGTGAAGTAGCCAAATTTTTAATATCACATCCATCAATGTTAGCAAGTGAGTTAATTAATGCAACTCTTGCTGATCCGTACTTATTAGCCATACCTATTGTAGGATGGGGAAGATTAGGAAACGCAGCTGTCAAAGCTGTGGGAGCTACAACAGTAAAAGCAGAGCGTTTAGCTCGTGCTGGTGCAGCTGTAGTAGGTGGGGCTGCTTTTGGTACTGCATATAGTATACCCCTTCAATTAGGGGAAGATGCAGATATCTCAGCAGGTAGAACCATAGCCGAAGCTAGTATAGCAGGAACTGCTAACCTTGCCTTTGGAGCTATGATGGGGGGATTAAGTTCAAAACTGTCTGCAGAGACTGGAGCAACAATAGAAAAAACTGCAGTTGTACAAGCACAAAAATTAGATAAATATCCAAAAGATTTAGATAAAGCATTAAAAGAAGCTACAGATGAAATTTTAAGTGCATCTATGGGTGGACCAATTATCACTAAGGAAATTAAACAAATAATTAAAAATCAAGTAGAAGCAGATACACATAGAATAAAAAACGCTACTTTCATGAATGAGTTTAATTGGAAATCTACTAGTTCATTAGCAGGTGTAGGTGGTCTTGCTGGATTTCTTACAGCAGAAGAAGATAAATTAGCTACTGCTGCTACATTAGGTGTTACATTTGCAAGTGCACCTTTAATAATAAAAAGTATAAGAAAATCTTTTGATAAAACTACTATTGATGAAAAGCTAACTAAAGCTGAAAATCAAATTAATATTAAAGAAATAGCATTATCTATGCAAAGCAATGTTATAAAAGTTGATCAAAAAGTTAGACAGTTTAATGCTTTAAGAACTTTGGTTGATCCTGTTAAAGCAGAAGCTATGGTATTTGCTATGCAAGCACCTAAAGAAATTGCAAAAGATGGTACATTTACATTTCAAAAATTTAATAAAGCTGTTTTATTAGAAGCTAATAATAGATACATAAAAAGATTACCAGAAGTAGGTCAAGAAAAAGCTGCTTTAGAACTATCAAAGTATATTGATGATAACCTTGAAAAAATTACTGTTAAGTTTACACAACAAGAATTTAATCTTGTAAAAGAAGGCGGTGTTTTTGCAGAGTTTCATGATGGTATGTCTACTGTTATGAGAGCTAAAAAAAGTAAAGTAGGTTATTTACGAAACTATATAAGTCAAGAATGGGAAGCTACACCAGGCGGTAAAGCTTTTAATAATGCAGATAAAATAGATAATCAAAATATTAAGTTATTAGATGGAACTGTAGTACCTGCAAAACAATTATTTGGTGCTACTGGTGGTTTAGGTAAATCAGCTAAAAAAAGAATTATACCTACATATGAACAAGGTATTAGAATGGGTTATATGCCAAAAACAACTGATAATGGCGATTTAAATGTTTTTGATATTATGTCTAGATATGCAACTGCTATTGGTAAAGCTTCTAATGAAAAAAATATGATAAGACATCTTAAACAAAATAACTTTCCTGGTATGACTACACCTGTTATCCATACTCAATTAGACAAAATACCTAAAGATATAAAGTATAAATACAAAGAGTTTGATCATCCTATATTAAATAAAAGAAATTATGTTAAAGAGTTAAATCCTATAACAAATAAATACGAATTTACTGATGAAATATATAGTATAGAAAAAGCTTTTGTGCATGAAGATGCTATTCCATATTTAAAAATGGTTATGGATGCACAAGATCCTAATGCTCTTATTAGACATTCACAAAATCTTAATTTTTTTATGAAACGATTTGCAGTAGGCGCTTCATTCTTTCATGCAGCTTCCTTAGTAGAAAGTGTATTTTATACATTTGGTCCATTAAAAGGATTAAAGCCTGCAGGTAAATTAACTAAAGAAGCTTTTACTGATCAAAAGAGTTTAATGTTAAAAGCAGCTGATGATCCAAATCACCCAGACTTTTTAAAATTTTTAGAAACAGACTACAAACCTACCCTAGATAGAGTATTAGAATCTGACTATGGAGATGTAGTAGAATTATTAGTAAGAAATGGTTTAACTATTAACAAACCTACTGATATAGGAGCTGATTCATTCTATAAAACATTTAACAATATAGAAGATGCAGTATCTAAATTACCTTCTATGGGTAAAGTACTAAATGATTTAGGTGTAAAACCTACTAGAAAAGTATTCCGTTGGTTTGATAAAATTACTTGGGAACGCAGCTTTACCAACATGAAGCTCTATACTGGATTGGCAAAACTAAATCAATTAGTTATGGAAAATCCTAAAACACCATTAACTATACTAGCTAGAGATGCTAGTGAGTTTGCTAATGATGCATTTGGTGGACAAGATTTTACTAGATTAGCAATGGAAGTTAGCGATCCAATGTTAAGAAATATGGCATTAGAAGCATTTAAACCAAGTGCAAGACCATATCTACAGTTAGCTTTATTTGCTCCAGATTGGACTATATCTAACTTAAGAGTAGCAGGTAGAGCAATACCAGCATTTAATGCTAATGAAAGAAACCGTAATCTTTATATGACATATTTGATTAATGGTGCTATATTGTATGGAACATTGGCTAATGCTATGAACTATGCATTTACAGGGCATTCTATATTAGAGAATAAAGACCCTACAAGAATAGATTTAGGAAACGGAGAAGTCATGACGTTTAGTAAACAGTACATGGAACCGTTTCATTGGTTGACAGATCCGCAAAAAACTGGCGTAAAAAAACTAGGCTCTTTAACCAAAACATTTGGTGAGATTATGACAAACAGAGAATACCTCACTACTGGTTGGAGTCCTTCAATAACTAAGAAAGATGATAATGCTTTAGATAAAGCGTTAGCAATTGGTGGTCAATTAGGACAGAAATTCTTACCTATTTGGTTAAGTCAAGCAGTAGACGAATATATGGAAGATGGATTATCTTATGATGATGCATTAAACGTGGTATTAGGACAACTAGGGCATCCTAAATATAATGCACCTAGATCATCAGCATTCAAAACCAGAGAGCTGATACAAAACCCAACAAAAGCACTATTTTAAGGAGAAAACAAAATGGCTGGAACAGGCGTAGGTAAATTTAGTTCAACAGCAGGCAGTAATACTGCTAGTATGACTGTGAACTTTGCAGAAAACATGGCACCAAGTAATGTCAATAATGCTGCAAGAGAACTCATGGGTCACATGAGAGACATGTATGAACAACTTGGAGACGGATACTTTGAGTTTGGTGACGGTGATGGTACATATACAGTAGCACGTGGTGATGCTGATACTATTACTATAACTTCATCAGCAGACATATCAGGTATATACTTTCCTGGTAGAAAAATTAGAATTACTGATGGTGGTGCTAATGTGGTCGAAGGCACTATTGCTTCATCTTCTCACTCATCTACTACACAGACTGTAAACTTAACAGGTATCTCGTTAGCTTCTGGCACTCCTACCAAAGTTGAACTAGGTATAGATACTGCTGCGTTTGGTGGTCGAGTAATCTTAGATGATGATGGTGATACCTACATTGAAGCTCCTACTGATGATACTATTGATATCTATGTTGGTGGTGCTAAAGACTTTGTAATTACAGCCAATACATTTACTGCTGAATCAGGTAGTACGATTGCTGCACAAACTATATCTGCTGCAGGTAATGTAGACTTTAATGCAGACCTTGATGTTGACGGTACTACTAACCTTGATGTGGTAGACATTGATGGTGCTGTAGATATGGCATCTACCTTACAAGTAGACGGTGCTATAACTGGATCAAGCACTATTGTTGCTAGTAGTTTTAATGGTATTCCTTTCTTCAGTGCTGACAATTCTATCTATACTCACGATGTATCAGGCACAGATAGTACCGCAGAATTTAACACTGCTTATGGTTTAACAGCAATGGATGCTATCACCACTGGTGATTATAACGTAGCTGTGGGTTATAATGCCGCTGGAGCATTAGACACTGGTGCTACTAATACTTGCGTTGGTGTAGAAGCAGGGTTACAATTAACTTCAGGTAGTAATAATTTACTTTTAGGTGTTGAAGCTGGTAGGTCTGCTTCACCAGCTACAGTGACTACAGGCAGTAACAATATTGTTTTAGGTAATAATTCGATTACTGATGCTGCTATAAAGGTGGATTGGACAGTAACTTCAGACAAACGAGATAAAACAGATGTCGAAGCCTTAACTATGGGACTTGATTTTGTAAACAAATTAAATCCTGTAACTTATAGATGGGATATGAGGTCAGATTATGATGATGATGCAACACCTGATGGCACACATAAAAAACAAAGATTGTTTAGTGGTTTATTAGCCCAAGATGTTGAAGTTTTAGAACGAGAGTATGGTTATAAAGTAGAAGATGAAACTGCTCTTATAACTAGTAAGGGAGAAGATGGTAATTATGGTTTGACTTATCAAAGACTAATACCTGTTTTAATAAACGCAGTCAAAGAACTTTCTGCAGAAGTTAAAACTTTAAAAGGAGAATAATAAGGATATAAAATGTTTACAATAAACGATAAAGAATATGATGAATCTAAATTATCTGATAAAGGTAAAGCAGTGTACTCTAAGTTGATGCGACTTGGTGAGCAAAAAGCTGATCTTGATATTGTCATAAACTATTGGACAGCACAGCTTCAAGCTGAACTGCCAAAAGAAGAACTTGCTGAAGATGACGGAAAGTCAGAATAGAGAAGCAATTATCCGTATTGAGGGTAAACTAGAGCTAATGGATAATAAGCTCAACACCCTCAAGGATAATCATCTATTTCATATTGAGAAAGATATGCGTCAATTACGGACTTTAGTGTGGACTATTGGCATTACAGTTTTTGCACAGATGTTATTCTTGATTATTAGATCATTTACCTAGTATTGCACATATAGGGTAAAGTAGTGTATAAATAGGTATGTCTAAGAACTCGGTAATACTAGTTATTTCAGATACCCATTGTCCTTACCACCATCCAGATCTAATACCTTTTTTAAAAGCACTTAAAAAAAAGTACAAGCCAGATCGTGTCATCCACATTGGCGATGAAGTTGATTCTCACGCTATAAGTTTTCATGACAGTGATCCTGACCTATATAGTGCAGGTGATGAACATCAAGCCTCATTACCCACAATTCATGCAATTGAAAAACTGTTTCCTAAGATGGATCTTATGGATAGTAATCATGGTTCGTTAGTTTATCGTAGACAAAAGGCTAGTGGTTTGCCAAGAGCTGCCATGAAGTCTTATAATGAGTTCTTACAAGTAGGGCCTGGTTGGGTATGGCACGATGATCTCCTTATCACCATGTCTAATGGCCAACAAGTTTATTTCTGTCATGGTAAAGCTGCTAACGTCTTAAAGGTTGCACAACAATATGGTTGTCCAACAGTACAAGGCCACTATCATAGTTCTTGCTCTATACAATACTGGGGTAATCCAAACAACTTGAATTGGGGTATGCAGGTCGGTTGTCTTATAGATGCCAAATCATTGGCGTTTGAATATTGTAAAACACAAAAATCAAGACCGATAATTGGTTGCGGTATCATCATTGATGGTTTACCAAAATTATTACCTATGGTCTTGTCAAAGGGTGGCAAATGGAATAAAGTGTGTCCATGAGTGCTTTTGATGAACAAGTTGGCGGTGAACATTATTTAGCATGGCCGATACAGTTAATGGAATTTTTTATAAAAAACAAAGTAGGTAAAGCTGAAGGCGATGCCATACAGTATATTTTAAGACAAAAAGGCTCACGTATTGAAAACCTTGACAAAGCAATACACGTATTGCAAATGTTAAAAGAAATAGAAAATGAATAACGTGGCACGATTTAAAGTACCTGACAGAATGTATTCTGCGAATGTAAGAATGATAGTGGATGATAACCCACTTAATGCAATTCTTGATTACGTTTTAGATGAAGAGGGTATTACACCTGTAGCAGTATGGGTTAAAACAAAAAAATCAGAATCAACACTAGACCGAGAGTTACGGAGTTCAGGTAAAGCAGTATCACTGTTACTGCAGTTTGGCTGTCCGCTAAAAGAGATTTCAGACACCTTTACTAGAGATAGTATTATAGGTTCAGTCGTTTGGTATATAAATAAAAACATCGAAGATATTCTTGCAGGAAATCAAGTTGAAAAGACTCCGATGTTATCTACCCAACCAACAGGTTATACAATTAAATAGGAGGCACTAATGCCATTTGAAATGATTACCATGCTCGGTAGTACCTTGCTTGGTGGAGTTATGACTATATGGTCACAGTCTATCAAAGCAAAACAAGCAGAGCAAAAGATGTTATTAGCAAGAGCTGATAAACAAGCAGAGATATTTAAAGAAGCTAGAGAATATGAGAATCCTGGTTTCCAATGGACTAGACGTATTATCGCCTTAACGGCAGTATTTGCTATTGTGGTCTTACCAAAGATCCTACCATTAGTAACCCCCGATGCTCACGTGATTGTGGGTTATACCGAATGGAAACCTGGTTTCTTATTCTTTGAAGGCAAAGATGTTATGCAATGGGTACCAATGGCACATAAAGGTATCGTTATAACCCCATTAGATACTAACCTCGTATCAGCTATTATTGGCTTATACTTCGGCGGATCATTAGTTAAAAAATAATGTTCTTTGTTATAACCATCATGCTAACATTTAGTGGTGGCGAGCAATTTACTAGAGAGTATAAACTAAAAACATTTAACGATACTTGGGCGTGTTGGGAATTCATCACTAATAATAAAGTTGAGTTGTTAGCTCCACACCTTATTGAGTATGGTGATGACATGACAGGTTTTGAATTTTACTGCGAAAGCAGATACGGGGAAGAAGTATGATAAGAAGTATAGGTATAGCTATAGTTATCACAGTAGGTATGTTGTGGGCTTTTAGTGCATTAATGGATTCTGCTTTGGCAGATGTAACTGGTGCAGGATCAACCACTAACACACAGTCTACTTCTGGTAGTTCTGCAACCAATACTGCTATCACTGGTGGCTATCACAGTGAGGCAACTACTAACTTTCAATCAGGATCATCTTCTAACACAACTACTAACAACGAAACAACCAACAACGCATACACTGGTGATCAACGTGTCGTGCCTAGTTCTGCTGCACCTAGCTTATCTAATATGTCACAAGACGTATGTAGTATAGCGGTAGTAGGTGGCATACAAAAGTTTGGTCTTGGCATATCTGCTGGTACAAGTAAACGTGATATAAATTGTGAAAGACTTAAACTTGCAAAAGCTCTTCATGACATGAATATGCGTGTGGCCAGTATAGCTTTACTATGTCAAAACCCAATGGTGTTTGAAGCTATGGCTCATGCTGGTACAAGTTGTCCGTTTTTAGGAGCTATAGGTACTGACGCTGAAGCTAAATGGAAAGAATATCCACAACTTAGACCTGATTACGAAGAATATACCAAGAACTTAAAGTACACGACAAGAATAGACGATCAAAAAATAATAGACCTGGAGCAAGAAGAAGATGAGACAGTCATTAATTATTCTGGCGGTACTGTTCAGCTCGGTAGCGAGTAAAGCAACAGACGTAGTTTTACCCGACACTCCCAACGTAGGTGACACCACTACTATCACTACCGTTACTTCAGGTAATCCTGTAACGACAGGTAATTTAATATCACAAGACTTTGATGATGGTACTTGGAACGGGACTATATTTCCTGACAACTCAGACCTTAATCACTCAACTTGGTTGACTGGTAAAGAAAACACTTACGCAGAGACAGTCATAAACTCGACAGACTATTTGACGTTAGAAGAAATGAAACAAGGTTTTACTTCTAATTTTACTGCTGACATAAGGTGGTGGAACTCAGTTGAGTCTATCGTTACAATGTCACAAACTGCATCCAACGGTGTTGACACTACTACCCAAAGTACAACCTTTGTCGATACTACCAATCATAATTATCAGTTAAATAATTACGGTAATACTTTAATTATGAACGCTGATCCTAATATGACGCACGGTACTATGACGTATCGTTTTGATTTTGACATTACCAACAATAATCAAGCAAGTTATAACGGTGGTCATGCTGGAGTTGATGTGACCAACCCAATGGCAACAGTTAATTACACATCTTTGTCCAGTACCACTGTCACGACAATAGAGTATTGTTGGCAAAAGGTGCCAAGCACTTGTCCTGCTACAGAAGAATTAGCAGCAGTAGAAGAAGTTATCCAAAACATACCTGAAGATTTTTATATCCCTGAAGAATTTGTGGTGTATGCCATACCTGAAACTATCACTTACTTTGTGCCTGAAGAAATAGAATTAGAAAATGACTTTGAGCCTGTAATATATGAGTTACCTCCAATGGAGATCAGTATGGATGATATGCAGATTGAAAGTATTGAAGTAGAAGTGATGTCAATGGATGCCACTGATATGATGCCTAACTTCGAAAACATAGAAGTATTTGACCAAGAACTAAGTATGCCTGAGACTGACTACTTTGATATTGGTATGCCAAGTGATATGGAGATGTTTGAAGTAGCACCAATGAGTACAGAAGAACTTGTTGAGATGTTTACTGACGAGCCTGAGTTTATTGAAGAACCCATGGATGAGCCTGTTATGGAGATTGTGACAGAAAAACCACCTATGGAAGAAACTCCAATCGAAGATATTAAAGAACCTCTTATGATGGCATCGGCTGAATCTGAACCCATCATAGAAGAAAAACCCATGCAAGAAGTTGTAATGGAAGAAGCGATAGATGAACAAATTGAAGAACAACCCAGTAGCGAAGAACTTGTTGCAGACGAACCAGTATCAGAGCCAAAGACTACCGAACAAGAAGAAGTTGTCGAGAAACCAGTTGAAACAAAGATTGAGTCAAAGCCTGACGCAACAGTGGAAGAAGATATAACTACTGAAAAACCTAAAATAAATATAGCTAACATAGAACGAGTTATTAAAGAACAAGTGACTAGTAAAATACAACAGGTCACTGCAACCTTAGATGTAGTCAATGCTATTTTAAGTAAAGAGATGACTGCTAATCAACCTGACTTGTCATCTTACACGGCACTTAACAATGCTATGATTGATAACCGTCAACTACCTGGTGGCAATCCTGCGTTCTTTGACCAAGTTGCACTAGTAGGTTATGACAAAACTATTTATCAAAATCAAATATCAATGGCAACGATAGATCCAGTGGCCCAACACGAAGTCAAAATGGATGTTGCTAGAGACAAAACTAACAAAGCATATAGAAAATTAAAGGAGCTTATTGATGCAAGGAATGGTATCTAAATTACAAACTATTGGAATGTTAATCGCACTCGTATCTGCCATTGGTGGTGGGTTCTATACTTGGGGTACGTTTAACCAAAGACTAGACGTTATTGAGGATAAAGAGTTTGTAGTAAATCAAGAAGTAGATTTAACTGAAGTTTATAAAGCTATTGAAGAACTAAGAGGTGACATCAAGATTAATGGAGCTGCCTTAGATTACTTAGAAGCAAGGCTAGAAGAATTTAAGACAGCTCAATCTAATCCGTTATTAAATTAATTTTTAACAATCATTATTATCAACTTGAACAATCTCATATTCAGATTGTTCATACGCTTCCATATAAAGTTCGTCTTTAGCTTTCTTTTTATTAAACCAAGCAGTTAATTGCTGTGAGCAATGTTCCTTAGTTTTTTGCTTATCATTACCCATTGCGAGAGCTTTGACTTGACCGCTTGGGTTTTTAGCAACAAAAGTAAATTTATACATTTTTATACTCCTTTAGTTATTATTTATAAAAAGATTATCTTACATAATTGTGGCAACATTGTGTCCAAATTAAAATTTTTTTTTGGGTTGTTATCTCATAAATCTTTTTAGCATTTCGGTTGGATCAACCCCATCACTGGCTAAGACTTGCTGATAGAGTTTATAAACAAAATCACCGTGTAAGTTAGCCAATGAGCATACAACCTTAAAATCTTCATCTTGTTTCTCAAACCACATACGAGCTTCTAAACAGTTATGATAATCTTTTAGTCGTGCTTGAGATAGCTTATAGCCATGACTATCGGTGATGTCGTATTTATTTGGCCCAGTCTTTTTCGGTGAGTAGTGTATTTGGGTGTCGTTAAAATCTAATTTAGCGTCATGTACTGACTGCATGATAACACTAACCCATAGTAAGACTTCGCCTGTAAGATTGAATGACTGTTCAATCGGTTCCACAAATCAGACAGATTGTCTTTTGTTGGCACTTATAGTTTGCCATAACTGACAGATCAGTTTGTTGTGATCCATTTTATATTCTAATTGTAGATACCGTTGTTCGGCTGCTCGTAATGCCGATAGATGCGTTATGTACTTTTGATGAGCTAGAGCTTCTATCTCTCTGGCCGACACACTCATATTAGAACTGACTTGTGACATCAACTCAGCTTTTATAGTTTTACTAAAACGATCTAAGTCGTGATAGTCAGCCTTGGCTTTCGCCATATCATCTTCATTGGTAATCATCCAATCAAGAGCAGATTGTACTTGTTGTTCTGTAATCATATTTGATACTCCCATCTTATTTTTTTTGAATTTGATTGTAATTTGTTTCTTTTTCTTGTTTTTGTATTCCATTCAAGCAAAGGTACCTCACTAGCAACAAACCAATTACTTGCCTTATATATAGTACCATTATGAACATCCTTATCTTGATATGATATAAGGCGAGTTATATCTTCAAATTTAATTTTTATTTCTTTAATCATTTTAGATATAGTAAAAGATGCCGTATTCTTTGGACATACATTTGATAAAGCCATTCTTCTTAATTCCAACATAGATGAACTTTTTTTAAATCTATTTGAAGCAACAGGACTAGACCAAATACCAACTCCAATTATTGCTTCTTTATATTTAAAAACATAGCAAACATAATGTTTACTTCTAACTACATTTGACCAATGTAATTTGGGTAATCTACTGTGCCATATTTCATTTAACATACACGCAATTTGAGCTCTGGTTTCCTCTATTTTAATATCTTTGACAGAATCAATCATTAATACTCCAATTCGTAATCGTTTTTGTTTATCTCGTAGACATTAACTTTCTTACCCTCGCAAAAAATATTAATGACAACTTCTAACGCAGACTGATTTTTTTCACTCTGATGTTTCTGTTGTAAAATACGATACTCTAATTCTCTTTTATTGAGAAGTCTTTTGTTCACTTTTTGTTCTGGCTTTGTTGCCTGTTGTTTCGCTAAATGTTCTTTATCCATATATTCCTCATGGTGAGTTTCTAATTCACCAAAAGGAATACGATAGAGCTTGACACTAGGATTTGATTTTAACGGAGTAAGGGGATATTTCTCCGCAAAGGCTTTGGTACATACCTTGTACCCATCCCATAACTTGCTGCCACTCTTTCTACGGTAGTCACAGTACACATGGATAACATTGGATTGCCGAAATAGGTAACTGCCTAATCCGACAACCCAACTACCTCCTGACCATTGGGGAAACTTAAGATGAAAGTCCCTTGCCATTATACTCTCTGTTATCAACTATTACTATCATAAGAGGTCGTAAATAACCACGTTCAGGCATTACACCATCATCGGTAGCCATTTTAAAACCATTTAGATGATCTGTTTTAATCAAAAACCTTATTTGTACTCGGTCTTTTGGCTTATGATATTTATTGCACCAAAAATATTTATGAAAATATTTTGTATTAGTTCCACTTGGTAATAAAAATACAGTCATGCATTTTGAATTAAAGGCTTTGGCAACAAACTTTGGTATGCTTGAGTTGTACATAGGATGACAATAAACTATTTCATTATCCCAATTTTGGTCTAAAGCTGACCTCTCTTTTGTCCAATATTTATCAACTAAATGATTTTTATCAGAGGCACAAGCATCCACAGTAAATTGAAACTCTTGTGATAACTCATGCCATATTTCTTGCGGTGTGCGAATGTACTCCATTTTTAAAAACTTTTTTTTACCGTAAGTCTCATACGCACTTTGTTTTTTATCTAGTAAATTGTGATGTACCATCTTTATACTCTTTCAGTTTAGAATTATTCTCAACTGCGTCATCAAATCGTTTACCTATTGACGCTAGGTTTTCTTTCATATCTTTAATTGACTCAATCAAAGACTGGATCTCACTATTTATATTAGAATGGGGTGTCATCGTTTTCATCCTTTCTGTAGTAGTTTAGAGCTTCATCACAATACGAACTTATTTGTTCACTACTTCGACCAGATGTTACACCTCTAGTCCATATACCAATAACCAACATACCTTCTTCTCTAGTATAACCACTAGTGCTTTCGGTAGGTTTAGCTTTTGGTGTGTAAGTTGGCGTACTTACTGTCGGTGGTGGTACGGCTGGTTCTGGATCTTGGTTCATAGCTTCACCGATACGCATAAACTTAGTAGCTGCAATATAGGCTCCTGCCTTACCACTTTTAGTCATACCTTCAACTTGCACGATATCATCTTTTGCAAATTCAGATAGATTAGCATTGGAATAGGCTTTATGTTCCTGGCCCTCTGCGTCATTGATAACGGTAAACCAATTATGTTTACCATCAACTCCGTAATCTTTTATTACTTTTATTTCACCTGTTACTGTTGTCATATACTCTCCTTGAGTTTTATTAGTTGTTCGCTAGGATCATAATTTTTTAATAGCTTCCAATAAGTCAGTAGACTATTAAACATAGCAAGATGTCTTGCATGAGTGTCAGGATCCCAACGATGACTGACAATCAATTCCGTATTACTTCTATCAATAAAAATACTCATTCGTTCTGGTTTGACAACACCTATGCCTAAAGCATAACTGCTTAACTGCATACCATGTTCGTCATAAACTAAACTACTAGCTTTCTTACCCTCAATATTATCTTTAGTTTTAAAATCTATAAAAATACCAGACTCAGAATATAAATCTATTTTACCACCATAACCTAGTGTATGACAGAATGATCCTTCTGCTACCCAAGTTTCATTAGGATATAATTCATCTAATAATTTTCTAACCGCTAGATATGGTTTGGTTTCTCGTTTACCTTGAAAGCCTTGTTCTATTTGTGCATGTATAATTGTACCGATCTCAGCAGCTTTCATACCTTGCTCTTTACTATCAGCTTTTACTCTTGATAAGAATTGGTAATCGTTTTCATCTTCTAAGCGTTCTAATGTTAAAGCTGCACTGATACCTTGATCTATCTTCCAGTTCTCAAGTCCAGGTTTAGCTGCAACACCTATGATACCTGTAACTGATGGTACATAAAATAATTTTCTTGCATCTCGTAATGTGGTTGGTCTGAGCTTACCGTTCTTACCTAAGATTTCATACTGCGGATTACCTTTGTAATCATACCAATGACCTGACTCCGCTAAATGTTCTGTTTTGTGATTGCTCATTTATACTCTTTCTATTATATTATATAATATTATATAAAACATCTTATCTATATTGAATAAAATTATATAATATAATATAATCTCGTTGATTTAAAAAATTATGTCAAGTAAAAAATTACAATCACTTTTGCAAGAAATCACTAAAAAGAAGTCATTGGCTTACAATGTATATCGCAAAAAGTCTACAACGCAACACTGGACTCAAAAATTGATAGCTGACATGAAAACTCGGCTACCTGACGATCAATATTTAATATGGTTAAAAAAATTCAATGAGCAACTTGGAAAAGGAAGATCGTAGAGTATACGAGCCACGACTGCACAACCCAAAAACTGACAGGGTTATCATTTATAACGATAGAGAAAGCGAAATAGCTTATTTATCTAGTAAACGCATACTGACCTATTTGGAAGTCCAAGCTGCGGATATATACCGTAGATTGTGGGAAACCATAGAATTAAAATCTAGGGGTGATAGTACATCTTTGGAAGCCTATGGATGCCGAATACAACAAAGTAAAGGTAAAGATAGTGGCGATATACGTTTAGTGGCTTTAGATAAGATGAATTACATAAATTCAGTGATTGGCGAGAACAATGCAGACGCTTTGCAACATATTTGTGGCATGGGGTACACAATTAAGCAATATTCGAGAAAAATAGGGGTATCGTCAAGGAAAGCATCAAGTAGGCTTAAACAGGCCTTAAATGAAGCATTTTACCCATTAGGCCTACGAGATAACCCTGCAACTATAAGAAATGGCAAAAAGACGTAAAAAAATAGATTATAGTAAGTTTGCTCTTGCTAAATCTGTACCAATTAGATCCCCTAAACATCTTGCTTATGTAAGGACTTTCCCTTGCTGTGAGTGTCGTGAAACTGAAGATATACAAGCTCACCATTTGACCATAATTAAGGGTAATGGCGGTATGTCTAGGAAAACAGACGATAACTATGTCGTGCCTTTATGTGCTATTTGTCACCATTATTTGCATTGGCTTGGTGAACGTAGCTTTTGGATAGAAAGAAAGCTCGAACCAACGATATATGCAGCCTTATTATGGGATAGTTTTCAGAAAACGCAGGGCAAGAGAGTATAAAAAACTTACCCTGCTAGGCTGAGATCATAAGCCTTACAATCTTTTACCTACAATTTAGCTAAAAATCAATATGAAAAGTAAAGAAATTGTCGGCTTATGTCGGCATTGTGGATTGCCTGTGCATAGATCAAAGAAATTTACCCTTGATTGCTTTTGGCCAATGAGTTTTTACCATATAAAGTGCTTCAAGGCGATCTTAACACAAAATAAAGTGCTAACTAGTATTGCATCTAGCGACACTTTAAGTTAATTTTTACATATAATGGCAAAATTGAATCCAAAAGCCAGTCAATCTCGTTTAGAATCAGATGAATACCTTGACCAAGTTAGCCTTGAAGAATTAACAGAATTCTTTTTTGAAACTGAGGTATTAAAAGCCTTTGGAAAACAAGGAAAAAAGGTAGCTCGTGCTATGGCTAGTTATTTTATAGCTCGCAACTTTCTCGATTTGGTAGTTAATGAAGAATTTACCAAAAATGCTAAAACTATATTTCATTTAGACGATGAAACATTTGAAACGATACATTAATGATATTTCCAATGGTAAATGTAGTTTGGCTCGATACGAATGAGTGTAGTTTATCAGTTTGGCAATCAAAACAAGATTTATTAGAAGCTGAACCATGTACTATAGATAGTTTAGGCTATTTAATCACCGAGAACGATAAATTTGTCACTATTTCTGCTGATAAAGACCATGAAAACGAAGATGATTTATTTGGCAGGTCACAGGTTATTCCAAAAGGGGTAATACTTGAAATTCAATACTTGCAAGTACGACCCTCTGGCAACGCTGAGTACACACAATAACTTCCCTACCATTACCGTCATAATGATAAGAAAAATTATTGTAGTGTCTAGGGTTAAACTTTCTTTTGCAGCAATCACAAATTAATTGTGGCATTTTAATCACGCCAAAATGAAACTGTAGGTTTTTTTAGTTTCTCTGCTGTGCATAAATTTTTAATACTTTCTATTAATTTTACATATTGACTAAATGAGCCACCATTATCAACATTATTTTGTGCGTGTTCTATCATTTGTAAAATGTCTTTTGCTAGTTCGTTATTCATTTATTACTCCTTTAAAAAAATATAAGTGACTTAAAATATGACAAATTACGTCTACAGTCCAACCATTTCCTAACATTTTGTATTTTTGTGAATTGCTAACTCCATCGCAATAATTATCTGGAACAGTTTGTAATCTACTACATTCTACAGGGGTTAATTTTCGCCAATAAACATCTTGTGTAGTATCTTTAGTTAAACCTACATTAGTCCGATTTGCAAAAGTAGCTGTTAAAGCATGAGATTTACCTTGTTCTGCAAAAACTCTATCTTGCATATATGGCTGTTTGCCACCTGCTTTTTTACTAGGATTTATTTGATTAGGTTTTGTTTTATCAATCATAACTTTAGGCTCTCTATGACCACCACCCATTGTAGTTAATGTTGGTGATTTACCATTTTCTGAATAGACACGTTTTATAATATCATATCCATTTATATCAGTAGCTATACCAACTTGTTTAGGTTTACCATCATAATCACAAGCTAAATAATCACCTTGTCTACCATTTTTGACATATTCCATAGCTGATAAATTACTTGCTTTAGGTTTTGATTCATCAATTAAACATTTATCTTTTTTATTTTTCATTTGTCTATTAACAAATTTATCTGACATTTTTGTTATTTCATTTGGGTTTGTTTCTAATATATCTTTTAAAACTATACCTTTGTCTTTAGGTTGTAAAATTCCTGGTATATTAGTCCAATAATATCTTTGTCTGTTTTGTGCTGACACTAAAGCACTATTAATAAGTATTGGTTCAACACCTAAATGTTCAGTAATAATATCTAAATATTCTTTTTTCATTCTAACATTTTCGAGTAAAAAGTATTTAGGTTTTAACTCTTTTAATAATCTTACAAATTCAAAAAACAATTTTGATCGAGGATCATCAAAAGCTAATTGACTTCCTGCAAAACTAAAACCCTGACAAGGTGATCCGCCCATCAATAAATCTATTTTTGGAAGCTCCGCAGCCTTAATGGCTGTAACATCACCAATATGGATAGTATTAGGATAGTTTTTTTTTGTTATTTGTATTGCATATTTATCAATTTCAGACGCAAAATATTTATCATACTTTACGCCTAATCTATTTAATGCAATTTGACCGCAAGACATGCCGTCAAATAAAGATAATACATTCATTTAATGTTCCATTATAAAATATCTATCAGATAAAGGTTTTGCAAGTCCTCTAGCTTCTAGTAAGTATTTGTTATGTGCCGTATTAAGCAAGTTTATTAAGGTTCTAACCTCTGTTTTATCTAAACTTGTAAATATAAATTTAGTATTGCCTTCTGAACAAATACTATATTCTATCATACCGCCTTCACTCATTGTTTGCCTCGTTTTCTTTGTGTTCTTCATTATAAGTTAACTCTATATCTTCCTGTATACTTTCTAGAGCTTCGTCTGATATATCAACATTTATTTTTTCACCTTTATAAATTACTGATATTTCTATTTCTAATTGATCTAAGTCCATTATTTTTTATCTTTCTTGTTAAGTTTATAAGCTATTAAAAGCCCACCAATTACATATATTATAAATATAAGAATTGTGGTCATTGTTTGTCATGGTTCATAAATATTCTAACTAAATCCCGAACACACAAGCCCAAGATTATAAGGCCAAATATTATAGCAACTAGTATTAAAAAAGTTTGTGTCATGTTTTAACCCTTTCTATGCTAGCCTTTAATGCGTCTAATACTAGTTTTTCAACCTCTTTTTTATTTGGGGCTGCGAACATGGCCTGTTCTATTGTTTCACATAATCTAATGTGTAAATATACAGGCACATTAATACTTTTAAATTGTTCATGGATTTGTTCTTTCTCATACTCCATATTTTTATGTATTATTACTTGAGCTTTGTCATATTCTTGCATTTTTTATTACTCCTTTATGATGTATATTTTTTAAGCGTATATTTTGTTAAAAAATTATAATTAAGTTTTAAAGATTGTTCTAACAAAGTATTTAATTTATTAGCCTTTTTTAAACTAAAAGCTCTATTGTTTTTATAATTAACATAATCACGAAAATCATCATCCCAGTGAAAATTTATGTTTTGATTATAAAGATAATCAATAAATTGTTGTATGTCTTTAGTTGTTTTTATTTGCATTTTTATACTCCTTTATTAAATAAATACTTCTTAAATTATCTCCTGTTAAGTCTTTTCTTTTAAGTAAAAAACTATTTTCAGCACTATCTTCTGAATTACTATATAACTGTTCATAAAATAACTCATTATTTTTTGAGTAAATTACTTCATATAGATATTGTGTAATTGTGTCTTGCATTGTTCTATACTCCTTTTTTTTATGTTAATTTTTTAAATTGTAAAAACAAAAATCTTGCCACCAATCATATTTAGGCTTATCTAAGTTTTTATCGTTATTATTGCAATCACTAATAAACAACCCTAAACATTCAAAGAGTTCTTCTGAACTTTCTATTTTTGAATTTAGGTATTTCTTGCCAAGTTTATTCTGCCAATTTTCATAGCCTTTTAATATGTCCATAAAACACATTAACTGATATGCGTAATTATTTTGTTTTTCATTTATAATCATTTTTAATACTCCTTTATTTAATTAAAACGCTTGTATTATTATTTTATCACAATTATCAACTTCTATTACTGTTGTATGATCTCTTAAATCATCAATAGTTTTTAGATTTAAATTGCTGTAAGCAACTAAACATTCTTTTAAATTGTTATATTCATCATATTCACAACATAAAGCAATCGGATCAAAATTTATTTCTTCTCCCATACTATCCTCTAAATCTTCAAGATAATCAAATAGAGCTTTTGAGCCTTCATAAGTAAAGTTATTAGGTCTATTTTGTTGGAACCAGTCGCAGAACTGGAATTGTGTAATTGTGTCTTTCATTGTTATACTCCTATTAAATTGATACGTACTTTATTGTCTGTATCTCATACCTAGTAACTAAGTACTAGGTATAAGTTAAAGACTATATTAAATAATCTCATTAGCTTTATTAATAAGTTTTTCAGTTGCTTCATTAATAGGTAATTGAACTACTTTTTTTGCTAAAGCTGCAAAGTCTTCATCTTCCATTAATAAATTGAAATCACTACATGTTTCACCGCTTACAATAGAAGCTATTACATTAAATTTATTATTCATTCTATACTCTTTCTGTTATTTGTTTTGATACAATCTGTATCTCATACCGCCAATATAGATTGACGGTATAAGTTAAAGACTAGTTTTTGTGTAGTATTTTAAAACCCTCTTTTAAAGGCAATTCATTTATTATAATTGCATTAGGAAATTTATTATCATTTTTTAAAACATGGTCTTTTATTTTGTCATAAGGAACTTTTTTTAAATTCCAATAAGTATAAGTGTCATCACCTAATAAGTCATGACATATTATAAATTCTCTTTTAAGTTGTCTCTCAAATGATTTTAACTCTTTATTTGCAAAGTATTCATTAATTGCTTTATCAATAAATAACTCTAATGAGAAATCTTCCTGTAAGTAATCTTCCTCATCAATTTCTTTTTTAATGTTAGGAAATGAATTGTAAATAAATTTGTTTACTTTCTCTAAATACTTAAAAGATACATCATAATCATTATCTCCACCTTGTCCTTGATTTTTAACATAGATTGCTTTTTTGCCATCAATGTAAATAAAACAATTGAAGCAATTAGTTTCCTCACTCATGCTTTCATATACTTTTAATGATTTAATCTCTATTTTATTCATTTTATGCTCTTTCTGTTATTTTATTATAATAATTTACTATGTTGTTAAGTGTTTCCATAACTTGAACACTATCGATTTTGTTCCCTTGATATTGATTTAAAACATCTTGTAAATCATGCTCAAGACTTTTATTAAATTCTTCTATTAATTTCATTCTATACTCTTTTCTGTTATTATTTTAATTATGTAATTTATCTAATAATAATATGGCACAAATAAGGCATAGATTCCATGTACATATTATATATGTAATGATAATTAATCTTTATTGGTGAGCTGTTCTCTTTCTGTTCTTTATTCCAGGTATTTTTCCCCGAAACACTAGAGAATTAACCCTTTGAATGTATTCCCTGTGTATTCTTCTCAACAATTCCAAATAATAGAAATCAAATAATATAATTGGTACAATAATTAAAATCATGTGACATAATTACAACAGCTGCTGTTACATAATAGTCACATAGACATAATACTAAGTTATGCGAATAATATAATAGTGACATAATTGTCACAATAGGGCGGGTTTGTAGTAAGTGACCATGCGTAATAATATAGGTAGGGCTATTGCTATAGATATGACCCATGTAAACTATAATCACTTGGTAGTATTGACTAATTAGGGGGGGTTTTATATAAAGGTAGTATGGAATTAGAACTTAAATTCAGTGTGGCACCTGCAGTGCTGTTTTTGGAAACCCAATTAGATTCCCAAATAGTGGGGGGTTTGAATAAATACCTGGATGCACGGCATAAAAAGGGTGGTGAGTCATTTGCCCATAAACTGGTGGGTCAAATTTCACATGGTGAGCAGCTGAAGATAGACTCTGATGATCCCTTGGTAAGACCGTTTACCCAAGTTGTGGCAAATATGTCACAGAATTACCTCCAACAGTTTTGTAAGACTATCGGAGTAGAACCCTTAAAACGTATGCCTAATGTGCATAGCTTATGGTCAGTCCACTCTTATGAACGAGATTATAACCCTGTCCACGATCATGGTACCGATACCATTATGGGCTTATCCTTTAGTACGTGGACTAAGATACCACCGCAAATAGTCAAGCAAGAGGACTACAATAGTAGTAAATTAATCGACAGCAGTGGGATTGCCGACGGGTTTTTACAGTTTCACTTCGGTCAGACTAGCTCACGTGGTTTGGAAGAATTACGCCCACCATTTTCACGTATGATTAAACCAGTGGTGGGTAAGATCGTTATGTTTCCATCATGGTGTCAACACTGTGTCTATCCCTTTGAAGGGGGTGGAGAGAGACGTACCGTAGCAGGTAACCTTAATATGGTACCAGCAACCCTTATTGACTAATTACGTCTGTAAGGTACCTTAAAATCAATTTAAACACTAACAAAGGAGAACTATCATGCCAATGGGTAAAGGAACATACGGATCTGTTAAAGGCAGACCATCAATGAAGAAAAAAAAGAAGAAAAAAGGTAAAAAGAAGTAATGAAGAAACAACTTACAGCTCGACAAAAAGCTACTATGAAAAAACATAGTAAACACCATACTGCAAAGCACATGGCAGCTATGAAAAAATCTATGTTAGCTGGTAAGACATTTACGCAAGCACATAAACTTGCACAAAAAAAGGTTGGTAAGTAGTGGCTAAAAAAAAAGCAATCCCTACTAACAAAGCCTTATACGCTAGGGTCAAAGCTGAAACTAAGCGTAAATTTAAGGTGTACCCTTCGGCTTATGCTAATGCATATTTAGTACGTACCTATAAAAAACGTGGTGGCGGATACCGCTCTAAGTAATGGCTAAACCTACTGGTGGATTAACTGCATGGTTTGGCAAAGGGTCAAAAGGGGATTGGGTTGATATTGGAGCCAAAAAGAAGAACGGTAAGTTTCAACCATGTGGCCGTAAATCAGCGACTAAATCTAAACGTAAATACCCTAAGTGTGTGCCAAGATCAAAAGCACGTGGTATGACCGCAGCACAGATTAAGTCTGCAGTCTCACGTAAACGATCGAAAGCACAAGGGGTTGGTGGTAAACCCACTAATGTTAGAACATTTGCTAAAAGGAAAAGTAATGGGAAAAAAACTAAGTAAAAAACAAATGAAGATTGCACGTGTTGCAGAACCAAGAAATGCAATAACAGGTGCTGACTTTGCAAAACTAAAAGAAAACAAAAAGTTACAAGCTAAAAACAGAAAGTTTATGGCTTAACTACGCTGATATTTGCACTAATAAAGCACTTAAAAACATAACTAAAAAAACACCGTAAATATTAAATAGATTCATCATATAGCTATGCTATACATGAAAAATTACGTACATAAAATATAAAAAATAAGGATATTAACTGTCAAAATGGCTATTACATACAGAGGAGAACGCTTTTCAGGTTACAATAAGCCAAAACGCACACCAGGTAAGTCCAAAAAGTTTGCGGTACTTGCAAAACAAGGCAAACAAGTAAAATTAATACGGTATGGTGACCCAAATTTATCAATAAAGAAATCTATGCCTGGTAGACGTAAGTCTTTTCGTGCTAGACACCGATGTGATACGTCACCACCATCAAAATTAACCGCAAGATTTTGGTCTTGCAAGAATTGGTAATAAAAGAAAGATACAAAAATGAAACATGGCGGCAAAAGAGAAGGTTCAGGTAGACCAAAAGGCGTTAAAAACGGAACAAGACACGAACGCTTAGAGAAAATGCTTAACAAGGGTACTGTAACACCGCTTGATTACATGTTAAACATACTTAACACTAAAAAAACTAGCCCTGAGAAGAAAATGTGGGCAGCAGAGAAAGCAGCACCGTATGTACACTCAAGGTTATCTTCGGTTAATAGCACTATTAGTGGTGATGACGATAAGCCTGTCAATGTTAGCATTGGCTGGAGAAAAAAGAAACGTGATTGATGGTATAAAAGGTTTGCTATCAATAGCTAACAAAGTTATTACAGCAAATTTACCTCGTGAGTTTAAAGGCTTGTTAGAAGGTGAGGATGTTACAACTGATCCGTTAATACAAAAGATTATTATGGCTGAAAGTTCAGGTGATCCAAAAGCTGTAAACAAACGTACTGGTGCAAAAGGTTTGATGCAGATTATGGATGATACTGCAAAACAACCTGGTTTTGGTGTTGACCCATTAGAGGATCCATTTGACCCTGTTGAAAACGTAAGGTTTGGTACACAATATTTTAATGCTATGCTTGACCGTTATGACAATGATACGGTAAGTGCATTAGCTGCATTTAATTGGGGGCCAGGCAATGTTGACAAATGGCGTAAAAAAGGTTCTAACTTTAATAAGTTACCAAAAGAAACACAAAAATACATAAACAAAATCCTTAATGACTAAAGTTCTTAATATGTTAGAAAAGATATTAGCTAAATTACAAAGTTGGATTTGGAAAAAGCGTTGGAATAGACGTAAGTAATGGAATTAGAAATACCTTACGAACCAAGACCACTACAAGAAAAGATACACAACGATCTAAGAAGATTTAATGTCATCTGCTGTCATCGCAGATTTGGCAAGACTGTATTTGCCATCAATCATTTAATTATGACTGCATGTGAAATACAAAACGCAAGATTGGCGTATATTGCACCAACCTATCGCCAGGGTAAAGCAGTCGCTTACGACTATTTAAAAGAATATACAGAACCCTTAATGAAACTTGGTGGTAAACGTCACGAAACCGAACTGAAGGTTGATCTATGGAATGGATCACGTATACAAATCTTCGGCTCGGACAATCCCGATGCACTTAGAGGTTTAGGTTTTGACGGTGTATGTATGGATGAGTTTGCTCTCATGTCACCACGTACATGGACAGAGGTTGTCAGACCTGCCATCAGTGATAAACTAGGTTATGTTATTTTTATTGGTACGCCTATGGGGCATAATCAGTTTTGGGATGTATATGATTTTGCAAAACGAACAGGAAAGGATTGGTATGCACAACTTTATAGAGCAAGTGAAACAGAAATTATCGATGCTCAAGAACTTGAATCTGCTAGAGCTACTATGCCAGAAGATCAATATGAGCAAGAGTATGAATGTAGCTTCCAAGCTGCAGTCAGTGGGGCCTATTATGGCAAACAAATACAAAAAGCTGAAAAAGAAAATAGAATCACTGATGTAGATTACGATGATAGTATTGGTGTAGAAACCTGGTGGGACTTAGGTATAGGTGATTCTACTTCAATTTGGTTTGCACAACGCACTGGCAACGAAATACATCTGATAGATTACTATGAAACTTCAGGTGAGTCACTGGCACACTATGCTGGTGTTTTAGAAGATAAAGGTTACAACTACAGCCGTCATGTAGCACCACATGATATTGTAGCTAGAGAATTAGGTACAGGTAAATCTCGTTTAGAGGTTGCCTATGATTTAGGTATTAACTTTGATGTATGTCCAAAGCTAGAAATACAACATGGTATTGAGGCGGTAAGAAATACATTAGATCAATGTTGGTTTGATAAAAACCGATGTAAGTATGGTATTGATTGTTTGCGACAATACCGCAAAGAGTTTGATGATAAAATGCAAACATTTAAAAATAAACCCTTGCACAACTGGGCATCACATGGAGCCGATAGTTTTAGATATGGCTGTGCAATAGATCCTGGCACTGCTAGTGTATGGACAAGAGAAATTAACGTAGATACAAGGTATATAGTTTAATATGGCAAAAGGTAAACCACTTACAGAATTAGAAGTTGGCTCGATAGTTAGCTCAGAGATCAAAGCATCTTTAGGTTACATTGGTTCTGACATTACAGAACAAAGACAAAAATCATTAGAATATTATTTCGGTGAACCTTTTGGTAACGAGCAAGAAGGTAGATCACAGGTTGTATCTACTGATGTTTCTGATGTTATTGAGTCAATCTTACCAACCCTGTTAAGAACATTTGCTGCTAGTGATGAAATTGTTAAGTGTGAGCCTGTTACTGCAGAAGATGAAGAAGTTGCAAAACAAGCTAGTGACTATTTAAACTACGTCTTTAACAAAGACAACGATGGCTTTATTACCCTTTACACACTATTTAAAGATGCACTAATACAAAAAAATGGTGTAGCTAAAATTTATTGGAACACATCAAACAAAGTAGAACGTGAGACATACGAGAAACTTAGTGAAGATGAATACACTATGTTGTTGGATGAAGATGGTGTAGTAGCAAAAGAACACACTGAGTACGAAGATGAAAGTGCAAAGAAAGAAAAAAATAAAATACTAGAGCAGATAGAAGAATCAGGACAGCCTGTAGATCCTATGGTGCTAGACCAAATAGAAAACACACCAATACCAAACTTACATGATGTGGTAATTGAACGTGAAGAAACTTACGGTAAAGTAAAAATAGAAGCTATACCACCTGAAGAGTTTCTTATTGAACGTAGAGCTAAAAGTATTGAAGATGCAAACTTTGTAGCACACCGAACTACAGCTACAAGAACACAACTTATTGAAGCTGGGTTTGACAGTGATAAGGTTTATAGTTTACCTGCAGACTCACAAGACAAATACAACGAAGAAAAAACTACAAGATTTAGAAACCTAGATTACGACTACGACAGTAATGCAGGTGAAGAAAGCACTGATGAAATATCTATCTACGAGTGTTACATTCGTATTGATGAAGAAGGTGATGGTATTGCTAAGTTAAGAAAAATAACTTTAGCAGGCACTGAAGGTTATACGATACTTGATAACGAACTATGCGACAGCGTACCGTTTGTATCTGTAACACCTATTATGGTACCACACAGATTTTATGGTCGTTCTGTATCTGAAATGACTGAGGACTTACAGTTAATCAAGTCTACAGTTATGCGTCAGTTACTAGACAACATGTATCTAACTAACAACAACCGAGTTGCAGTTATGGATGGACAGGTCAACCTTGATGACCTATTAACCAACAGACCTGGTGGCGTAGTTAGAACTAAAGGTTCACCTGGTCAAGTAATGATGCCAATGCAAACGCAAACTATAAACAATCAAGCGTTCCCTATGTTGGAATATCTTGACACGGTAAGAGAGCAACGCACAGGTATCACTCGATACTCACAAGGTATGGATGCTGACTCGTTAAATAAAACAGCAACAGGTGTAAACACAATATTATCTCAAGCACAAATGCGTGTAGAACTTATTGCACGTATCTTTGCTGAGACTGGTGTTAAAGACATGTTCTTAAAAATGTTTGAATTAGTTGTCAAACACCAAGACAAAGAAAGAATTATTAAAATAAGAAATAACTTTGTACCGTTTAGACCTATGGAATGGCGTAACCGTTGCAACATTTCTATAAGTGTAGGACTTGGTACTGGTTCAAGAGATCAACAACTTGCTATTTTAAATAACATATTACAAACTCAGCTAAAAGGTTTAGAACTACAAGGTTCTGCTGTTGGGCCAATGGTTAACTTACGTAACATTTACAACACGCTCAGTAAGATTGTAGAAAACGCTGGTCTTAAAAATCCTAATGCGTTCTTTACTGATCCTGATGTTGGTATGCAAAACATGCCACCACCACAGCCACCACAACCTACCGAGTTTGAAAAAGTTTCACAGCTTCAAGTTCAAGGTGAGAACTACAGAAAACAAATTGATAGCGAACTGAAAATAAAACAATTAGAAAAAGATTATCAAGAAATGATTTTGAAGTTTGAAACTCGTATTAAAGAACTAGAATTACAATACGGTACAAGAATTAACGAAACTGAACTACGTAACAATGCGATGTTGGCTAAAGAAGAAATAGTACAACAAGGGAAAATCCAAGAACAAGCACAAAAATCTTTGCTTGAACAACAAAAATCTGCACTTAGTGAACTTGACCAAGTAGCACGAACTATGGTAAACCCTAATAATGCAAAAGAATAGTTTAGAATCTGAAAGATCACGTGGTGAAAAAGCAAAGTTATTGCTAGACGAACCATTATTTAAAGAAGCATTTGAAGTTTTAAAACAAGAATATCAAAATGCTTTGTTGGCTACCAAACACGATGAAGATGAAGAAAGAAAAATTTTGTGGTTAGCCTATCACCTTACTGACAAGGTAGAAAACCATTTTCGAACCGTTATGGACACTGGTAAATTAGCTAGTGTACAACTTAACGACATCAAAAAGAATTCGACTTAAATCGAATACACCAACCTGATAAGGAGTGTAAAATTTAAAAAAAGGAGGCTGTTATGGCTGATAGCCAGGCAACTAACGTAATAGATGCAGGAAATCTTATTAAAGGTCTGATGACTAATAATGAATCTGCACCTGTTGAAACTGCTCCTACAGAAGTATCTGAGGAGCCAACCGAAACAGTAGAAACAGAAGAAGAAGGACTTCTTACTGAAGAAACTGAAAGTCCTAATGAGACAGAGTCTTATGAGGCAGAAGAAACATCTGAGTCGAGTGATATACAAGAGAACTCTGAGGAACCAATGTACACTGTAACCATAGACGGTACAGATTTGTCGGTCAACCTAGAAGAGTTAATTCAAGGGTATCAACGAAATGCAGATTACACTCGTAAAACACAGGAACTTGCACAGGAAAGAAACCAGTCAAGCGAATTTGTTGAACGATCCAAAAAAGACGTTGAAGCTAAACTTACTAAGCTGAACGAACTTAACAACGCTGCACAAGCACAACTACAACAAGAATACGCAGAAGTTGATTTTGAGAAGTTATATGAAGAAGATCCAGTAGAAGCTGCAAGATTAGAGCATAAGATGCGTAAAAAGCATGAACAATTAGCTCAAGTATCACAGCAAACTCAAGAGTTACAAGCTCAAGAGTTTAACAAATACTTATCTGAACAACAAAAACTTCTAAGTCAAAAAGTCCCTGAATTAATGGATGAGCAAAAAGGCCCTCGTTTTAAACAACAAATGCGAGACTATTTGGGCAACATAGGATTTAATGACAATGAAATTAATAGCGTATACGATCACAGATACGTGATGCTTGTTAAAGATGCGATGAACTATCGTAATCTACAAAAAGCAAAGCCAGGAATAAAGAAAAAAGTGGCTAATGCTCCTAAAGTTGTCAAAGGTGGAGTGGCGAAAAGTAAAGGTCAGGTTAATGCAGAGGCGAGACGTCAACAACTCTCAAAACTACGTAAGACTGGGCAAGTCAGAGATGCTGCCAAGTTTTTTCGTAATTTAATCTAACTAATAACAAGGAGGCCACATGGCACAACCAACAAACTTATTCGATACGTTTGAGACGGTAGGTATTAGAGAGGATTTAGTGGATGTAATTTATAACATTTCTCCCGAAGATACTCCTATACTTTCTGCAATTCCTAGAACTGCAGCTAAGTCTACAAAACACGAATGGCAATTAGATAGTCTCGCTACACCTGCAACTAACGCAGTTATTGAAGGTGATGACGCAACTATCGATGCACTAAGTGCAACAACTAGAGCTTTCAACTTTTGTCAAATTGCTGACAAAGTGATAGCACTTTCAGGAACTCAATCTGCTGTTGACGCTGCAGGTAGAGCTGATGAAATGGCTTATCAGATTGCTAAAAAATCAAAAGAACTAAAGAAAGATATGGAGTTCGATCTAATCGAACCGAATATACAAGTATCAGGTTCTGCAACTGCTGCTAGAGAGCTAGGATCTATTCCTACTTGGTTAAAAACTAACGGTGATGCAGGAACTTCTGGTTCACTTTCTACTGGTTCAGGTACTGACTTACCAGGTTCAGGAACAGACAGGGATTTAACTGAAACAATCCTTAAGACTGTTATCAAAGAGGTGTATGAGTCAGGTGGAGAAATGGACATGTTAGTATGCCCACCATCTGTGAAACAAGTAATTTCAGGTTTCAACGCTAATACAACTCGTTTTGGCCCTGCTGAAGCTAAGACAGAATTTGCGGCTATTGACGTATATTCTTCAGACTTCGGAGACCTAAGAGTGGTACCAAACAGAGTAATGGCTGTTACAGACGCTAAAGATGTATTTATCATTCAGCGTGATATGATGGCAACTGCTTACCTAAGAGATTTCCAAGTTCAGGATCTTGCCAAAACTGGTGACTCTGAGAAGAAACAACTTTTAGTTGAGTATACTCTTGAAGTTAGAAATGAAGCTGCACACGGCATCATTCTTGACATCAACCAATAAAACTAATTAGGTGAGGGGCTTCGGCCCCTCCCTTTTATTTAAGGAAAAAAAATGATTAAAGCTCCAACAACATTTAAACCAGGTGCTACTCAGACTGTAGCCGTAGCTGACTCATCTGCTGCTTCAAGTGCTTTTAATGCACAGACAAGAGATATTAGAATAGTTTCAACTGTAGATGCTTATGTAGAAATTTCTTCTGCACCAACTGCAAGTTCATCATCATTTATATTACCAGCTTTTACTGTAGAGTATTTAAGAGTTGCTGGTGCTGATAAAGTTGCATTTTTAAGAATTGGTTCTACTACAGGAACTGCAAGAGTAACTGAACTAAGTCAATAATGCGACCAGGTTTTATATCAATTCGTAGTCAGGACAGGTATCGTAACCGTAGAACTGACGTACCGAATGATGCAATATTATTAGAAGATTTAACCTACCTTTTAAAAGAGGGTGGCGATAACATCATACTTGAACAAGGTGTCGGTGTATCGTATGAGACTGATACGCCAATTCAAAACTAATGAAATTTAGTGAATTAGTTGACGTATTGAAGTCAAAAGAAAAAGATACAAAACAACAAACTAAGAACAAACAAAGATTAAAAGTATTAAGAAAGAGGATAAAACATGGCTGATAGTAAGATTAGTGATTTAACAGCATTAACGTCTAGTGCATCAGATGATGTATTACCTATAGTAGACACCAGTGCAACTGCCACTAAGAAAATGACTATAGAAAATATATTTAAGGATATACCTGTAAGTGTTGGTGTAAATGAAGGCACACCACTTGCTAAGTTACACGTAGTAAGAGATGCGGTAAATCATTCAAACCAAAGTTCACTAGCACCAATATTTGTTGAAGATGATACTAGACCAGGCATTTTTATTTCAGGTAATTTAAACAACATAGGTATTATACAATTCGGAGATAATTCATCTATTAACTCAGGTGAAATTTTTTACGATCACAGTGCAGACAAATTTAGCTTTAGATGTGCAGGTACTGTACAAGCTACTTTAGCTGATGGCGTATTTGCACCTGAAACAGATTCAGATGTAGACTTAGGTACTTCCTCTTTGTACTTTAAGGATGCGTTTATTGATACTATCACAACTACTGGTGCTATTAATGGCTTTGCTAAAAGATGGGTTGCTTACACTGCAAACTTTACCGCAGTAGCTGGAGACAGAATACTTGCAGACACTTCAGGTGGTGCATTTACCGTTACTTTACCTGCATCCCCTGCAGTTGGTGATGAAATACACATACTAGATAGTGCTGCATCTTTTGATAACAACAATTTAACCGTAGCTAGAAACGGTAAAAAAATACAAGGTGCAACAGCAGACCTTACTATTACCACTGAAAATACAGGTATTGGACTTGTGTTTATGTCAGACACTTATGGTTGGAGAGTATTGGTTGATGCTTACAATGTAGATACTACGGAGCTGTAACATGGATGACATTTACAACCCTAATCAGGATGTACACATCGACAGAGGCACACGCAAACTTGTTGTTAAAAGTTCGCAAGATACTACACCAATCTTAGAACAAAATAAGATATTTCGTAATCATATACCTGAAGCACAAAAAGGTGAGTTTCAACGTATTGCACAGATACCCCTAATTGCGTTAAAAGTAAAAACTAAAGAACGGTTTGGTCATTCTAACTTTTACAAGCTAGATAACGAACAACAAAAAAGTTTGGTACGTGAAATGGTTAACAGTAATGAGTATATGTATTTTAGAACAGGAGATAAAAGATTATAATGGCTTTAGATACATACGCAAACTTACAAACAGCAATCGCTAACTTTCTAGCACGTGATGATCTTACTACAGAGATTGTAGATTTTATCAAACTAACAGAAGCAGATTTTAATCGTAGACTACGAGTACGTGCTATGGAGACAGTTAACACTTCATTTAGCATTGATGCTGAAACCGAAGCACTACCCACTGGTTTCTTGCAAACACGCAGTTTTATTTTAGCTACAAATCCTAAAACAGCTTTGCAGTTTATGACACCGTTTCATCAAGCAGAAACACAAGGTGGTTCAGAAAGTGGTAGACCACGTGCATACTCTATTGAGGGTACAAACTTTAGATTTAGTCCTTCACCTGATAGCACCTACACGGCTACTATAGTATTTTATAAAGCGTTTGATAGTTTAAGTGCATCAACCACAACCAATCATATTCTAACTAATCATCCTGACGTATATCTTTACGGTTCGTTATATTTTGCTAGTACGTTTATTCGTGGTATGGATCCACAAACTGTTGCTCAGTTCAAAGGTCAATACGAAGCTGCACTACAACAAGTAGAACTTGCAGATGAAAAAGATAAATATAACGCTACACCATTAGTACAACGATCAGGTATAAATATTAACAACATTGATAACGTAAGATAATGCAAGTACCTTTTGGAGAATGGCTACCTGACCTACCCGATCATGTGAATCCTGGTGCTACTGAGGCAAAGAATGTTTTTCCTGCAGTAAACAGTTATCGACCATTTAACAATATTTCAGTTACCTCAAGTAACGCACTAGATGCAAGATGTCAGGGTGCCAAAGCCTTTAAATCAGACAGTGGTGTCGTATCTATCTTTGCAGGTGATGCTACCAAATTATACAAACTAACAGCAAATGCTTTTGTTGATGAAAGTGGTGGCACTACATTTAGTTACTCTGATGAAGGGTATTGGGACTTTGTAAGGTTTGGTGAAGTTGTAGTAGCTTTTAATGGTGATGATGCACCACAAGCGTACACATTGGATTCATCATCTGATTTTGCTGCATTGTCAGGATCACCACCAGCTTTTAGACATGCTGCAGTGATTGGTAATTTTTTAGTTACAGGTTTTCAACCAACTGCACAGAACAAAGTACAGTGGTCAAGTTTTAACGATCCGACTTCATGGACTGCAGGTGTAAACCAAGCTGATTCTGAAGTGTTGCCTGAAGGTGGAGTTATCACTGGTATTACTGGTGGTCAGTATGGTTTGATATTTCAAGAGTCACGTATTACTAGAGTAGACTATCGTGGTGGTAATGTAGTGTTCTCATTTAGACGTATAGAAGAAAACAAAGGTGCGGTACAAGGTAAGAACGTAATTCAAGTTGGTAATCTTGTGTACTATTTATCAGAAGATGGTTTTTATGTAACTAATGGTACACAATCAAAACCTATTGGTGCCAACAAAGTAGACCGTTTTTTCTACAATGATTTAAAAACTGCATTAAGAGAACGTGTCAGAGCTTCTTATGACCATGAAAATAAATTAGTTATGTGGTCATATCCATCTGCTACTGGTAACAACTCAGGTACACAAAACGATAAAATTATTATATACCACATAGCAAGTGATAGATGGTCATTGGTAGAATTAGATCACGAAGTTATTGTTGATAGCTTGTCACCTGGTCTTACATTAGAAGAGCTAGATGATTATCCAGCATCAGGCACTAACGACATAGATGCAATTACTGTATCTTTAGATAGCCCAGCATTTATTGGTGGTCTACGAACTTTAGGCGTATTTGATACAGATCACAAATTAGGCTCATTTGAAGGAGATGCACTAGAAGCTGCTATTGGAACTGGCGAGACAGAAGTATTTCCTATGAACCGATCATTAGTAACACACGTTAGACCTATTGTAGATACAAGTTCTGCTACAGGTACAGTAAGTTTTCGTAATAGAGTTGCTGACTCTGCTACAACTACTAGTGCTGCAAGTATGCACTCAACAGGAACGATACCGTTTCACAAATCAGCAAGATATTTTAAATTTAACTTACAAATACCAGCAGGTACTACTTGGTCAGATGCACAAGGTATTGACGTAGAAGCAATCAAAGAAGGATATAGATAATGACATTTTTGGAACAATTACAACAATCTGCAGGATTACTCAACAACCAAATAAAAAACACGAACTTGTTTGGTAACTACAATCCTAATTTAGCTTCTGACTATGTAACAACTTCATTTGGTCAACCTATTGCACAGAATAGATTTCTTGGTAATGAGTTTCAAGTGCCAAATTTGTCTCAACAAACATATACACCAGGTGCTTTTGCACCAGGTGCAGGATTTAACTTTGGTAACATGGGTACTTACACACCAGGTGCATTTAACCAATATGGTAACATACCTATGACTGGTAATATACCATCTAACGTATCTACTACTACTATGCAAGAAAGAGGAGGCGGTGGTCGTGATCGTATGGGGCCAGGTGTTTCAACTGAAGTTATTGGTGGTAGAGCTTTTAGATTTAATCCTGATGGAACAGTTACACAACTTGATCCAAATTCCTTAGATGCTAAATTAGCAACTACTGTAAATAGTTTGCTTGGTTACACACCTATGAATGTGGCAAAAGGTTTACTAGGTATAGGAGATGATCCCAACGATATTTACGAAAGAATTGAAAATACTTATGGTACACAAACAGCATTAGATTTTTCAAGATTGAACGCTGAAGCTATTAATAAAGCAATGACTGCTAATGCAGATGAAAGACGAGCAGAAATAGCAAAAGAATTTGCAAAAACTGCATCACAAGAACAATTAGATAGAATAGCTATGACTGATGCACAACGTGGTATTACTAGTGCCAAATCAGATCCAAGTAAATCAAGACAAGGTACAGAAGCAGGTAGAGCTGAGTCAAGAGCTGGAACAAACAAAGCAAGGGATGATGCGTCTAGATCAACTGGCATAGGGCGTGGTTTTATGGGTGGTAGATAATGGCTAGTAAAATAGACCTACAGTACATCTATCAAAACATTGACTCAACTGAGGAGTTTCAGTTAATTGTAGAAGAACTTACTAATCAATTAATTCGTTATCACAACGATGAAAATCAAGAGGTAGCATCATGGTTTCTAGCATAGATCAATGTAAGAATTGCGAACATAGTTGTCATTGTGGTAATGGTGGTGTCTGTGTAACTTGTAAATGTGCTAACTGTGAACACAATGCTCTAGATGAGTTTCACAAAAATTTAAGTAATGGTTTTAAAGAAAGTGTTGAGTAATGGCACATACCTATAAAAACTCAAAGGTAGATTTAACTACAACTAATGATACAGTTTTATATACATCACCTGCAGCTACTGTAAGTATAGTAAAGTCAATACTTGTTTCTAATGATGATGCCAGTAATGCTTGTGAAATCACAGTTACTTTACTTAATACGGGTAATGATGTATTTAGTTTATTTAAACAAAAAGATATAGCTGCTAAAACAACTACTGAATTATTAACTAATCCTTTAGTTATGAATACAGATGAAGAATTAAAAATACAAGCTGAAAATGCAAATGATCTGCATGTTATATGTAGTTATTTAGAAATTACATGATTGGGATTGTACAGATACCACAAGAAAACATAGAGACAGTTTGGAACTTAGTAGATGAGTCAATTACTAAGGCATTAGCTTATTCAGGACACCATTTTAATACCTCAGATGTATATGAGGCGTGTGTAAGTGGTGATAACCAGCTATGGTTAGCATGGGATGAAGAAGCCAAAACTAAACTTAAAGCGGTAGTAGTGACTAGAATTATAGAAAGACCAAATAGTAAAGTCGCTAATATCTTTATCTGTACAGGTAAGAATAGAAAAGATTGGCAAGATGGATTGCACGATATAGAAAAATGGGCTAAAAGTAATAAGTGTACACACTTTGAAACTTATGCCAGACCAGGTTGGTCAAAAATATTAAACAAACAAGGGTTTAAGACAACCCATTATTTATTAGAAAAGAAATTGGAGAATTAAGTATGTCAAGTGGCGGTGGAAACCAAACAACTACACAAAGAACAGAGCCTTACGCACCTGCAGAACCGTTTTTGCAGGATATATTAGGTGAAGCACAAAACATTTACCGAAGTGGTTTAGGAAGATCATTCTTTCCAGGTAGCACTGTAGTTCCTTTTGCTCAACAAACTCAAGAAGCACTTAATTTACAACAAGCTGCAGCTTTAGAACAAGCTCAAACTTCTCCATTACAAGCACAAGCTGCACAAACCTTTGGTCAGTTTGCAGCAAGTCCTCAATCATCTTATGGTCAATTAACTCCACAAGCTGACTATTTATCAGGTATTCGTGAAGGCATAACTTCAGACGTACTAGGTTCAGTACAATCACAGTTTGGTAATATGGGTAGAACTGGTACCTCGCCTATGGCTCAACAAGCGGTAGCTAGAGGTGTTACTCAAGCCTATGCACCACTTGCAGCACAATTAGCCTCACAAGAAAGAGGTAGAGAGCAATCAGGTATGGAGTCTGCTTTTGGTCGACAATTACAAGCAGCAGGAGCATTACCAGGTATTCAACAAGGTTTAGATATGCGTAGACGAGGAGCAATCGCTGACTTAGGTGGCGTAGGTTCTGCTTATGAAGATTTAGCCCGTAGACAATTACAAGATCAGATTGCAAGATTTCAATTTGGTCAACAAGCACCAATGCAACAATTACAACAATATGCTGGACTTATTAGTCCAATTGCCAGTGGTTTCCCTACAGGTGTAAACACTGGGCCAGGCACTCAATCAGGTGGACTAGGCGGTGCCTTTGGTGGAGCTGTAGCTGGTAGTGCTTTAACATCTGTTTTAGGCCCTGCAGGGCCGATAGCAGGTGCTATATTAGGCGGAACAGGATTTCTATAGGAGATAATTATGGCAAACGGATTTACAAACCCATTTACAAACCCTAGAGGGTTTTTCTCATCAAACGAAGGTGGTTTCTTTGCTGCCCCTCAAGGTGGCAACACACTTACTGGATTGTTAGGTGATCCAAGAGTAAACATTGGTCTTGCTATTGCACAAGGACAACCTCTAGGTAAAGCAATATTTGGTGGAGCTTTACAATCTGCACAAGTTAGAAAAGCATTAGAACCTGAAGAAGATACTGCAAGAGTATCTAAGATTAAAGGTTTAGTTACTCGATTACAGGCTACTGATCCAAATTTAACTGACACCGAAGCTCTTAATAAAGCTACAGATATAGTTGATGGCAATCTTCAAATAGAATTTAATCCTGATACAAGAACTTTTACTACGTTTGATCCTATATCACAAAAGATAGAAACTTCAGGTGGGCCATTACAAAATACAGAAACTATACAACAGCAGACAACTTTACCAGCTACAACAAAACAACAGGAAAAAATGCTACCAGCAACTGATAAAGGAATTAAAGATAGTATAGTAATTGAATCTTATTTAAAGCCAGGAGATTTTACCAAAAAACAATTAGAAAAACATAAAACAAGAATATCTAACATAGACGAGGCTTTACCTGAATTAAAACGATCCATAGATAAAACTGACAATATTTTTGGCATTAGTAATAAATTTGCACGAGCAGGTGGTAATATTGCTGGTATAACTCCTGATTTTATTGATAAATATTTAATTAATCCTGAAGTGGAACAAGCAACACAGGAATATAAATTAGTAAAAGAAAAAATTGTAAAACAATTAACTGATAATCCTAAATTTCCTGTAGCAGAAGTAAACAGATTATTAGAAATGTTACCTGATGAGTCTGCAATCTTTTTAGATCCACAAAAAGCAAAAATACAATTAACAACTTTATATAACGGTTTACAAACTATGTCAGATAACGCAAAATCAGCATTAACTGGACAGGCCGTAGCATCGGATCCATACGAAATACCTATAGATCCTACAGAACAAAACCCATTTGTAGATCAACTATTAAATAAATACAGATAATGTCATACACTCTAAAAGAATTAGAAGATAGTTTAATTAAAGCAGACGCTGCTGGTAATGTAGATGATGCTAAAGTTTTAACTAAAGAGATTTTAAATATGCGTAATAACAATTCTACTTTAGGATTGACGCAACAACTTTTAGCGGGTTTTAATGAAACTCTCTTTTATTTTCCTGATGCAGGTATTAAAAGCATTGCAAAAGGTTTAGCTAAAGCAGGAATGATAGAAGATGATGAAGTAAACGGTCTTGCTGATTTTTTTAACAAAGGAGTTAGAGAACCATCCACGAGTGCAGAACGCATACTTAGAACAACAGGATCTGAACTTGCAAAAAACACACCCATTACAGGTGGTGCTTTAGGTTTAGCAACAACTAAACTATACACAGGTGCAAAAACAACCACTGAAGCAGTTGTTAAATCTTTATTAGATCAATTTAGAAAAAGTCCGTTAGCCGCATCTGTAGCTGAAACTGCTGCCGCAACTGGTTTTGGCGTTGGTAAAGGTCTTGCAGAAGAAGAACGACCTGATAGTGAGTTAGCACAAATTACTTTCCCACTGGTTGGTGCCTTAACACCTGGTGCTGCAACTACAGTATTAGCAAAAACTCCAACGGCCATAGCTGTTAGAGCAGGTAACAAGATTAAAGAATATTTTGGTACTAAGGCACAAGAAGCTAGAGCTACAAAGGAAACTTTTGATAGATTTGCTGCAGCTTATGGAGAACCTGCTGCACAAGAGCAATTACGGAGAACACAACAAGTAAGAGATCAAATTGGTGATGATTTTGTTCCTTCTCCTGCAGAAGCAAGTGGAAGTCCACAATTAATTGCTTCACAAAAAGAATTAGAAAACAACGCTTCAGGATCACAATTAGATGCTTTGGTAAGACGTAAAATTAAAAATACAAAAGCTATTGAAGGCAACATAACTAAAAACTTTCCTACTACAGGAGATGAAGCTCCGTTTGTCATAAACACAATAACTAAAAAGTTTGATGATTTATCTAATATAAATAATTTACAGTTAGCTAAGTCTAGTGGTAGACTTGACGATATAACAAAAGATTTTCCAATAGCCGAAACAGCTATAGCAGGACAAAAACTTAGAAATATTTTATTAGATAAAAGAAATATAGCTAAACAAGATTTTAATGATTACGTTAAGCAATTAAACATTGACATGAACGCATCAGTATCATTTGCAGAATTTAAAACAAATTTTGTTAAAATGTATGCACCTGATTCTAAATTTGCAGATGTTGCTAATAGACCTAGTATTTACAATGAAGTAAAAAATTTTAAACAATCTAGTATTGCATTTAAAGATATACAAGGTTTACGTGAAAGAGTAAGTGATGATTTGCTTGATGCTTTAGGCACTGCATCACCAAGTTCAAAAAAGATAAGAACTTTATCAATGATGAAAAAAGATATTGATACATTTATAGACGATAATGTTGAAATATTAGGCAATAAATACAAAATGTTTAGAAATGCTTATAAAGAAAGAATTATAAATCGTTTTGAAAAATCTGCAGCATATAGCTCACAAAGACTTGGCAAAACTCAAGAATACAAAATAGCTGATGAAAAAGTAGCAGATGCATTTTTAACAAACGTACAATCTGCAAAACAATTTAAAGAAGTATTTACCGACACTGCAAGTGGCGAAATTGATGCAGATGCTCTCCTTGCACTTGAATCTGTGGTATTAGACAAAGTTAGAAAAACAGCCTTTGCAAATGATGTTTTAGATCCCAAAAAATTAAACAAATACATTAACAATAATAAACAAGTTTTAGAACAATTTCCAACTATACTTAATAAATTAACAGATAGTCAAGTAGCTATTTCATTTGTATCTAACCGAGTAGCACAACTTAACAACCGTAAAGCATTAATACAAGACAATATGTTAGCTAAAAAATTAATGTTTGGGCAGTCACCAATAATGAAGGGCGAAGTCGATGTTGATAAATTATTAACTTCAGCTATAAAACAACCGGCATTAATGAAACAAATTAACGCTAGATTAAAAACAGCAGACGAAAAAGAAGCATTACGCAGAAGTGTTGCTAAAATTATGTTTGAAGTAAATGATCCAGCTTTAAACCCTGCAGTATTCAAACAATTTTTAGAATCAAACAAGAATTCTTTAAATTCTGTTTATAGTGCAGACCATATAAATAATTTAAACATTATTGCTGATGCTTACGCTATAAATGCTAGAACACCTATGCCACAAGGAATAGGAACTACAACACCTGGTGTAGTGCAAGAAGCTACCCAACAAATGGGTATGAGCATACCATCTATTATGTCAAGATTTTACGCTGCTGAGTCGGGTAGAACAAGTGTAAGATATATAGCAAGTGATATATTTGGTAGATTTATTTTAACTAAAGGCAAACAAAGAGCTGATGCTTTATTTTATGAGGCTATGTTTGATCCAAATATAGCAAAAGATTATGCAAGATTTGCTACGGATAAAGTAGAAAATAAACTTATAACAAAAAAACTAAATGGGTATTTGTTTAATTTGGGCTATCCATCAGATGAAGAAAATCAAGGATTATATACCTTAGACAATCAAAGATTCAACACAATTAATATAAACCCTAGCAGAGATGAATATCAAGCTAGTAGATAAAATAACTAAGAAAATTAAATAGGAGAATAAAACAATGGCTGGAACAGGCGTAGGTAAATTTAGTTCAACTGCGGGTAACAATACTGCTAACATGACAGTAAACTTTGCAGAGAACATGGCACCGAGTAACGTAAATAATGCTGCTCGTGAGCTTATGGGACACATGCGAGACATGTACGAACAACTTGGAGACGGGTACTTTGAGTTTGGTGACGGAGATGGTACATATACAGTAGCACGTAGTGATGCTGATACTATTACTATAACTTCATCATCTGACATCTCAGGTGTATACTTTGCAGGTAGAAAGATTAGAATCACTGATGGTGGTGCTAATGTGGTCGAAGGCACTATTGCTTCATCTTCACACTCATCTACTACACAGACTGTAAACTTAACAGGTATCTCTTTAGCTTCTGGCACTCCTACCAAAGTTGAATTAGGTATAGATACTGCTGCGTTTGGTGGTCGAGTAATCCTTGATGATGATGGTGATACTTACATTGAAGCTCCTACTGATGATACTATTGATATTTATGTTGGTGGTGCTAAAGATTTTGTAATCACAGCCAATACATTTACTGCTGAATCAGGTAGTTCAATCGTTACTCCAACATTAGAAGTATCAAGTGCAGTTACTTTACCAGCAGGTGCAACTAATATTGCAACATTAGATATTGATGGGGCGACAGATATTGGAGCTGCGATTGTGGATGCAGACCTATTTATTATTGATGATGGTGCTGGAGGTACAAACCGTAAAGTAACAGCATCAAGATTAAAAACTTATGCAGGTGTATCACTTCCTGGTATTGATGATCAATCTTCTAGTAATGACGATCAAATTACAATTAAAGATACTGAAGTTGTTATCAACGAAGATTCAGATGATGTAGACTTTAGAGTAGAATCTAATGGTAATACTCATCAGATATTTGTTGATGGTGGTAATAATTGTGTAATGATAGAAAAAAATGCTAGTCCTGGAACAACATCATTACCAAATGCCGAAACTCCAGCATTTCAAATAAAAGGTAACTCTGCTTCTTCTGCTTCTATGTTAGTTTCAAAACATTCGGCTGATAGTAGTCCACCTGCTTTTTATTTTTATAAATCAAGAAATACAAGTCCTGGTGCATTTACTATTATAAATAGTGGTGACACTGTAGGTTCCATAATAATGTTTGCAGATGATGGTACTGATGCTAATTCTAGCGTAGTTGCCATAGAAGGACAAATAGATGGCACACCTGGTGCAAATGATACTCCAGGTAGACTATTATTTTATACAAGTGCTGATG